GATGATTTTACTTTTAATGAGTTCGCTGACATTCTTGAGTCCTATGAAGTTTATGATGATAGTGATGATGGTCTAGACGATTCTGAATAAATAATTTAGAAGTATTTCAGTAATATAAAACCCCACTCGAAAAGTGGGGTTTTTTGTTGTCTATTTACTGCCTATTTAGGAGATTACTGTTTCTTTCTACCTCATGTGGACATATACCATAATAGTTTTTTGCTTCATTACAGTTCCAGCACAATACCTGTAACTCATAACCTAAGTCAAAATTCTTTCTCAAAAGTAATTTATATAATCCTGTTCCCAAAGAGTGGGCTTGTTCCCTTCTGTGTTTCCCACCATCGTTATTGACATGGTCTATTGTTAGGAACTCCAGTCTATGCTCTCCACAACAAGCGCATTTGCCGCCGTAATGCTCCATAACCTTCCTCTTGATTTCTTGATATTCTTTTTTCCAGTTTAACTTGTAACATGGTTTACATAAACTTGAATTTCTATTTCCTCTTTTTCCATACCTAACTTCATTTTCTGAAGTTAATTTTACTCCACAATTGGGACAATTTATTGTTGTGGCAGACTTATTTCTTTTTATCATCATACAAGACTTACATACATATTCTTTATTTTCCTTAATCATTCTATTTACTGCTTGTATTTGTCTAAACACTTGCTTTCCGCATGATGTACAGGTTACTTGTCTACATCTATAGTGCTTATGAATTACAATCTCGTCACTCACTATCATTTCTAGCTGCCTTTGTTTGTGTTTTTAACACCTCTACTTTTCTGCTACCATTTCTATAAGCTGTAATACCTTTACAACCTAACTCCCAAGCTAGCATAAATGCCTTTGCAATAGTTTCTCTGTGAGTATGGTTAGGAAAGTTAATTGTCTTACTCACACCAGAGTCTACAAATTGCTGTGCGATTGCCTGAGTTTTAACATGCTCTTCCCAAGTTACCTCTATAGCCCCATTAGCGGCTACTGCACATCTAAAGAAATCCTTGCTAGCTAAATCATTATCAAACTGATAAGAACCCGTCTTGTCATTACGAATAACTATCTCAGAAAAGATTGGTTCAATACCACTAGAACATCCTGCGATTAAACTAATAGTTCCGGTGGGAGCTATAGATAGTAAAGTAACATTACGTCTTGGGTAAGGTAAATCCTTACAAGCCTCTGGAATACCCTTTTCCCTACCAATTTCAATTGACTCATCCTCAGCGATATTTTTCATAAATTCCATTATGAAACCTAATTCTTCAAGGGCTTGTTCAGAACCATAGGCTATACCACGTTGCAAGTAATAATCAGCCAATCCCATTATGCCAAGACCAATTGGCTTATTTTTCTCTACCCACTCTTCAATTTCCTTTGTAGGATAATTGGAGCGTTCTATAACATAGTTCAGAAATCTAACACCAAGTCTTGTAGCTGCACCTAGCTTAACTGTATCAATTGTCTTGTCGGGTAAGAGGAATTTGGATACGTCTAGAGAACCTAGATTGCAGACGCCGTTAAATGGCAACCCTTGTTCGCCGCAGGGATTTACGGTGACAAGTTCTTGGCCAGAATATCTATAGGGGGAATTGTTATTCATGCTATCATAGAATAGCATACCTGGTTCACCATTACGCCAAGCGCCTTCAATAATTAGATTGAAAATGTCTCTGCACTTGTAGGTGTTACCATACTCAACAAAACCATCGGCATAAGTAAAGAAGGTAGTGTATTCCAAATCATCTACAACGCCCTGCATAAAAGCATTATCTACTAATACAGAAATATTAGTAGTGGTCATCTTTCCTTCGGTTTCTTTAGCGGTAATAAACTCTAGAATATCTGGATGATAACAGGACATGGCTCCCATCATTGCCATTTGTCTGAACCCGCCTTGTGAAACTACTTCCATGTCCTTACAAATAGTATCAAAGAACGCAACAGGGCCACCCGCGTAGCCATGTGTAGAACCAGATACTCTAGAACCCTTTGGTCTAAGTTTGGATAGTGTAGTACCACATCCACCACCCTTTCTGGCTATAAGAGCAAAGTCTAATTTAGTTTTGTAAATGCCTTCAATTGTGTCGGGGAAATCTACAACGAAACACGCGGCTAGTCCTGCATATTCTCTACCGGAATTTACCAAGCAAGGGGAGTTAGGAATGAAGTATCTATTTAAAATCATTTCCCTAATATAAGTAAGTTCCTCTATATCAGTATCATTGGGTACAACATGCTTAATAACTCTATCTACAACTTCCTCCCAAGTAGTCTCTCCTTCGTGAAAATATCGTTTCCGTAGAATGTTCAGAGCTACGGGGCTAATTTTAGTTACTTCATCAAACATAAATAATCTCCCAATAAGGTAAAATAATCCCGCTTATTCAGCGGGATTTTTGTGTTCTGCATAAAGTTCGTCAAGAATTTGACGCTCTCTTATTAAGTTTCTATTCTCTGCATTCTCCTGAGTGAATTTTTCCGGGTAACGGGCTTTAAGTTTCTTCTGGTTTATTTCCAAAATCTTTTCAAAATCGAAATTGTTAAGTGTACAGAAATTAGCGATATACCACATCAAGTCCCCGAGTTCTTCCTGAACGTTTACATAATCTAGTTCCTTTCCATAGGCAAGGTATTTCTTATAGGCATCTGCAAGTTCACCCGCCTCTGTCACTATACCTAGAACCATGTGTAAATCATCCGTAAATTTATTTTTAAGTACAGCTAAAGTTCTAAATGCACCTTTTTGATATTCTTGAAAGTTCATGGTACATCCTGTCTTTCAGCTTCATTGCAAGCCTCGGTATAAAATCTTGTGAATAGACCGGCCAAATACACTGATATTTTTTCATCGGAATTTTCTTCATTTTCTATTACATCAATATCCTTATCAAAGGATTCAGGATTTTGTGTATAAGTTAAACCCCACAGATAAAAGGCTCTAGCTACTAAATCCTTATTCAAATCCATTACTGCTTCTGTATTCATTTAACATCTCCTTTTTATGAAAGTAGTAAACCTCTTAGGTCATATACTGACTCTAATACTTTGAAATTACCTGTAGCACCATCGTTATAAGGTGTCTTGACTAGAAACGACATGCAGGCCTTAGCAAGCTTACAAGCGTTCTCAACATTATCTTCTACGAAATAAGTTAGTCCAACAAGTCGAGCAAATACATCTTTATCCTGTGTAAAGACTAGATTGTTTCTTTGGGGGAAGTCATAATCTCTTAGATACTTTTCAGTAATCCTTAAAAGACTTTCCGGTCTAGACGTTACATAAAAGATTTGGTACTTAGATGACAAATCCTGTATAAGGGCCATCATTTTTTTCTCAGGAATAAATTTCTGATAAATATTTGGGGACTCTACAATCCAATCTAGATTATAAAGTTTCCAATATTTATCAATGTTACGCTCAAATTCATCGGTAGTTCCTGCATATCCATAAGTTATTCTACAATAGGTTTCAACGGCTTTTACAAAGGGGTAGATAACTCCATCCAAATCCATTCCTAGTTTCTCTTTCATACGCATCCTTTCTATCCAAACAGAATAAACGCTACTACTACCACGAATACAAATAGAAAACCAGAGCCTATTAGCTCTATTGCTAATAAAACAGCTTGTCCTTCAACACTCATAATTGTAACCTACAGATAACACCCGTAAGCAATCTTTGTGGTTTATCATCACCAAGTTGTCTAAACTCGGTATAGGTAATACCTATATTATCCACTCTTGTATCGGTTTCTTGTTCAAAGTCTGAGATTAATCTTAAAATCTCTGCCTCTAACTTGTCTCTTTTTAGTACAACATCTCTTATATCCATGCTATATGCCCTCGAAAGAGTACTTTAAATCTGAACTAAGTCTTTGCTCAAATTCTTGTTTAGTACCACCGTCCCTAAAGAAATCAACGGTATCATACTTTTCAGCTTTATCTGCAAATCTTAGTATTCTTACTCTAGTTTCACCTAGACACTTGGCTACTCGCTTGGCTCCGGCTATTCCGGCTTGGTCATTATCTGCAATGTAAATAATCTCTTTTTGTTTAAAGAAATATTTAAACCACTCATTGTTCCATCCGGTAGCTCCCGCCGTGTGACTAACTGCGGTGTAGCCTAGTTGTGTTAATAGTATTGCATCTACTGGCCCCTCGGTTATAAATACCTTGTTCACAAATTGTAATATATCCGAGTTAAACATGAGTGGGCCTGAGTGTCTATACCAAGGTCTGATTTTCTTTTCCGGTATATCTTTTCTACATTGAAAGTTTTTAAATTCACCATTAACATAGATGGGGATTGTGAAGAATTCACCTGAAAATCCAAGTTTAAATCTATCAATTACATTGTCATTCAATCCACGTCTATACCAATAGTCTCGATTGTTCTTTCCATTAAGCCACAGAAATTCGACTAGTTTCTCATAAGGAACTGACGCCTCATCACTTTCCGGTAGCTCAAGTATTCTAGTATTTGATTTAGACTTTAGGAACTCTGTTGCCTTAGCCTCCGAGTAACCTCTTATGAGCAAGAGATAATCTTTTACATTACCTCTCATGTCTCTCGAATTCCAGAACCAGAGTTCCTTTTGTCTATCTACTACTAATGAGCTATGCTCTTGTGATTTACCCCAATTTCCTGTGTGTGTATACCCGAAGTCCTGTTCTATTAGACTTTCCAATAGTTCCAGGTACATTCTCAATTACTCCTTTCTCTAATATTGGGGCTGTTAACTTACTACCACATTTAGGACATTCATAACGAAGGATTTCATCGGATGAAATCTCATATGCCTCGTTATGTGAAAACATTGTATCACAAACACTGCATCTATAATCAGCTTGCATTTGAAAGAGTCTCCATAATTTTCATATGTTCTTCTCGTTCTTTCTTTATTTCAATTGATTTTTTTCGTTGAATATCATGTAGCAATTTTACACTTCTACCGTCTACAACATGACCATACTTTCGTCTTAGTCGCTTGTTATCACGCTTAAGTGCTTTTTCAATCTTCATGTTTCCTCACAAATAATAGGATGTGCATCAAAATATTCGTTCATCTTATCATTCAGATTAGGAATCCATTCTTCCAGCAACTTTTTATTTTTTGATGTATTACATGTTGTGCAAGCGGGAAGAATATTATTTAATGTATTTTCTCCACCACGAGAAAGTGGAATAACGTGGTCAGGAGACAAATGATTAGTTCTTTCCTTACAATATGCACACTTGTAATCAAATTCCTCTAGTAAAGAATACCAATCTTTTAATGAAAAATCACCACCGCCAGCCCGTTTATAAGCTTGTTTTACTTTTCTCAAGTTTCTTTGCTCATTTAATACGAATTCAAGATTAAATTCACAAGATGGAACTTCATTTATATGATGCTCATAGTATCTATCCGACACACGTTTAAGTATCTTTTCTTTATTCTCTATATAGTAGCTCTTCAAATATTCTTTTGTAGATTCCTTATGAGAGTCTCTCCACTGCTTTCTATATAGTTTTAATTCATCTTTATGAACTCTTGCGTATTTCTGCTGGGGTGTTTCCATAAACTACTTTCTCTTTTTAAGAAAGGTTTTGCCGTTATGGTCTTTCTTATACTTATCTAAATTTTTGAACATTTGAATTTGTTTTTCACGGTGCAAAGCCATCTCTTTACTCATAGGCTTTGACAAATCTTTACCAGTTGTTTTGCTAACAACCTTATATTTATTTCCTACTTTCTTTAGTGTCATTTTTAATCTCCTGGACTGGTGTTTCTTTGGCAAATGCTATAGGTTTAGGTTCATGAAATTTCTCAAGTTCACTTTCCCTAAAGTAGAAGGTTTCTCTTCGAGAGCCATCCCATATAGATACATGATATTCAATAAAATCGTTATTAACATAGTATCCGTATACTGTACCTATAGCATTTCCTACTTTTACTTTTTCATTAATTTCAAACGCGACATCAATAGTTATCTTTTCCATTTCTTTCTCCTTATATGAACTCCTCTTTATAGTATGGAGGATGTGCTATACTGTAGATGACCTTTCTAATCCCGCGTTCTTTCAATACTTTCATACAATCAACACAAGGTCTTGCTAGAGCTGGCCAACCTAGACTATCTTCACGATAGACATACATTGTATCACCCTCACTAGCTGAGCTATCCATAAGACAATCTATTTCAGCATGAATGGAAATCTTTACATGCTTAGATGGATTAGCCCAAATCGGATGAGATTTAATCTTGTTATAACCTCTTGCCACAGGGCGCTTGTTAGCTAGAACTGCCCCAACCTTTACCTTATGTGTAGACTTCTTTGATTGCTCTATTGCCAATCTAAAGAACCCAATGTTCTTCAGAAATGTCTCCATGATTTTTTGTACCTTTCTTTTTTATTCTTACCTTTAGGAATTTGGCTTGTTATCTATATTCTCCAGTAATGGATTTTCAACTTTTCTCAAACCATTTTCCAACTCATTTACGTACCAAGTTTTACACAACCAACAATGCCATACTTGTTCCATTTGTGGGGTGTAAACCAAATCCATGCAACCTAGGCAAAAGGGACATTTTATTTTATACATTATAAATCCTTTTGTTCAAAAAGTCAAGTAGTTAAAGCCCCATAGTAGAAAGGAGGCGAAAAAACTCTATGGGGCTTTAACCTTGTGCACTCCGAGGGAGTCGAACCCCCAACTTGCTGTTAATAGGACAGTTGCTCTGACCATTGAGCTACGAGTGCGAATTAGACTTGATATTGTGTCATCACACAACTAAGAACCTACAACGTAGTTATAGACTCTTGTGTTGTGTGGTTAATTTGAGTTTTCTGTTACAAGTCTTTTAGAGCCTCGTCTGGAACTTGCGTCCAGTTATCCTGTTTACAGGACAGGTACATCACTATATATGTTTACAAGGCATGATTTATTCTATATCATAATATAGCTTAGTTATAAATACTTGACGTACTTTATATTCTTTTCCAAAGCCATATTTTGAATACATATAATGAACTGCGGAAACCTCACTTAATTCACTATCCAATATTTCTATTTCTTCATATCCTACTAGTTCATTATTCCACTTTACAATGGTGTAATAACGTTCGGTATAAGATGTTACTTCTCTTTTGTGGTTCATTTTGTATCCTCTCTACTAGGCGCGACTTACAGGATTTGAACCTGCATGTATCCGTTAACCTTCCAGCACGTTAGAAGCGTGAGGGTTTAAAGTCGCATAGCTCCCAAACATGGACTCGAACCACGATAACGAAGTTAACAGCTTCGCGTACTGCCATTGTACGATTCGGGAATAGCACAGCTAAGTATACGTTGTTGTGGTAGTTAGCCAATCGTTATATATACTTAGCTATTAGTTGCGCGGGAGAGATTCGGACTCTCGTGATACGACTTATGGGGACGTGCTGGAACCGCTCCAGTCCACCGCGCATTGATTTAAAACGTTATGCCTAAACTTTGTAATATCATAGCTATAATTAATCCGATAGTTACACTATATCCAAAATAGGCAGTGATTATTAAAGCTATAATTGCTACGGCTACATATGGTAGAAGTTCAGACATAATTAATTCCTTTTTAGCAGGTCGTAGAAGAATCGAACTCCTGTCCTACGTTTTGGAGACGTTTATAATACCACTATACTAACAACCTATATAAAGACTACTGCCAAGCGGGTGGCTACCCAAAGTATGTTTGCTGTATGTAGTCTGTGTTAATCTATTGCACCACCACAATGAGTACAATTACTAAATCTTTCACCATAGCTTCCGCAATAAGGACATTTAACCTTATGTAAAACAACGGTAGCTCTAGTTTGTATATACTCTTGTGGTTCATATAAATTTGAAATTCCGGTTGCGGTGATGTATCCGTTAGGATTAAACTCTATACCGGATGCTGAACATTGCCACTGCAAATAATTATTCATAGTTAGAAATGGCTGTTATCTTGGGGCTCACTTGAACAACGATTTAAGGTCTTTCCCTGACCACACCATTCTTTTAGTTAATCTTTGAGTAGCGTTCTGAGTTTAGAACTTCCATCATCTGAGCAATTGGGTTAATATTACCACTTATAATGCTCTTTAGAATAGATGGACTAAACCCGGATACAACGGCTGTGCCGCTAGTATCATACTTTACTGGAATACCACTACCTGTATTCAAGTTCCAAAAGATTACATTAGGAACATTGTATCCTGCTTCTGAATACATTCTCTTAATCATATCAATAGCACTGTTGCTCTTATTTCTTACACAAGCATCAAACTGCATATCGGATAGGATTAGGATGGTATCTGGCATATCCTCTTCGGATAGATTATCTCTCTTAGCGGAAGTAAGTAGTAGTTCAAATACTGCCTCTAGATTTGTGTTCATATCCCAATGCGCTCTATGTAGTTCATTTACCTTGTCTCTCAAGGTCTTACCCTTAAGAATCTGTAGAGCTGGTCTCTCTGAGAATGTAATGAAACCATTCTTAAAGATACCATTGTTTCTCTCTGCGGTGTAGATACCCAATGCTAAACATACTAGCAAAGGTAGACCATTCATAGAACCGGATACGTCACAAACAGAAATTACCTTATTACCCTTTGGTGCATACTCAGGAAGTGCCTTCCACTGGGCCTCAATCAATGTATCAGTATCTGTGTTGCCATAACCAAAGTAAGGCTTGATTACATCATGTGGGAAAATTGCACCCGCATTTACCTTAGCTAGTGGCTTACCCTTTTCATCAACCTTAGTTAGATTACCCAGCCACTCGCGGTATCTATCCTCGTCATGCTTTAGGTATGCACCTCTATACTGATGGCTAGCCTTTGATGGAACATGATTGTAATTGATTGCAGTCCACTCTCTCTTGCACATGAGAGTTTCTACTACATCGGTATGCTTTACAATTAAGTCTCTATAGTCATCTAGTGAAAGACCCCAAGCCTTTGCCAAATCCTTCGCAATGTAAGCCTTTGCCTTGTTAGGTCTAGGCATCCACTTTGCACAAAGCTTGTCACCACGCTTTAGAGAGCTTAAGATTAAATCAGTTACAGACTCCCAAACATCTGTTCCAAATGCTACGAATAGGTCATCCCATCTACCATACTCAGGAACATAGTTAATCAATCTAATTGCAGTTGATGGGTCTACAATACATAGAGCCTGAAACATCAATCTAAACGAGCGTCTTTCACCCTGCCCACCACGAATATCACGATTGTAGAACAATGCCTTTAGAGCATATTCTGGGTTCTCATGATAAGCGTTTAGGAACATGGTCTGGATTGATGACTCGTCCATCTGTCTTGAACCACCCATCCTGAAAAACATATCCAATAGGTAGTTTGAGGATGTGGAATTAGTTACCATTCCGTTTGTTGTTACTGTGTCATTTGTTGTTAGAGCCTTAAATAGCCTTGTCATTTCAATACTCCTTTTCTTAATCCTTGATTTGAATGAAATAACATAGATTGCATTTTCTCTCTATTTGCAGTAAGAATTATAGTTGCTGTATGCAATCTAGTTTAGAGCCGAGGGAGGGAATTGAACCCACAATTTTCTTAGTCAGAAGAAGTTTTATATGAGTGGCTGTGTCTAATCCCAAGATTAGTTTTATTTTATACGCACCTTGCGACCTCGGCGTTGCTTAACCACTCGTGTATTATAGCATAGGTCTTATTTTTTGTCAAGACCCCTTTTATACTCTAAAAGGGTGTTAATCGTTTGCTCAAATTGTTTGTCTAGTTCGTTCATTCTTTTAATGAACCGTATCAATGCTATAGCCATAATTATTGTAGCAATAATCGCTATGATTATGGCAATTATAGAAACAATCAGAAATATATCTATACTTCCCATAATTATCTCCTTTCTTACTAGCTGACGAGGTAGGAGTCGAACCTACACTTCTCGCATCCAGAGTGCGATGTCTATCCATTTAAACGACTCGTCAATAAGCTGAGAATACAGGGATTGAACCTGTGCATCCACTCAAGGATGGCTTACGTTTAGCAAACGTACACATTGCCACTCTGTCAATTCTCAATAGCGGGAGGTAAAGGAGTCGAACCCTCACCCAGGGGCACTGGATGGCATGGTTTTCAAGACCAATTCTGACCTCTCAGGCTACCTCTCATAACTTTATTAAAGCTCTACTTGGAACCCAACATGCCTTTCCAAATATAGGTAGAATTATATAAGCACCATCTACTATAAATGGATTACCCATATTATCACACATCTTATGAAATAACCAGGGTGTAGCTGTAGGATTAATATCCTTTGCTACGGGAAACACGTAAGGAATGGTTTCAAATCTACACCAATCACCTAATGTTTCCACAACCTTTAGAGTATTAGGATTATTAGTTACGGAAGGCCAGACTAAGTAATTCCATTTAAGTCTTCCGGTTAATGGGTCTATCCCTTGCGAGGGGCCGACGTCGGGTGCTACAATCTTAGCATAACCACGAGCGTTGTTCCACATTCTAATATAATCCTGTGCCACTTTATCTAGTGGGTAAATATACTTGCCACCTTTGATGGAATCACTTGCTACCTGGACTAATGGGCCACCGTTCGGGGGTCTAGTCTGTCCGTGTAGTTCTGGCCATCTTTCTGCGGCAACTCTATATAAATTTGTAGAACCAACATACCAAGAAAAGTTTCTTAGATTTGTATAAGTAAAGATACCTTGCTTTAAACAAATCCAACCTCTTTCTACTCTACCCCAAAACTCAGTTCCTACGGGGATAACCTCACGTATTTCTACGGGGTTTGAATAGAATAACATTCCAGTAATTTCATTCTCAATACCAGCATAAGCTCTTATTCTAAGAGCGGGTACGGTAACTCTTGCACTAATACTAATTAACATAATGTTCTCCTAGTGCTTGTGAAAGGACTCGAACCTTCAAAAAATCTCGTTTTGAGCAAGACATGTCTGCCATATTTGCATCACACAAGCTTGGCCGATGGATTAGATGCCCTTCTACCGTTAACGATGCACCGGCTGTCTTATTAGGGGCTACACAATGGCTTAAGTGTAGTAAGGCTTGTAACCTTGTGCGGAAAGAGAGACTCGGACTCCCAACCTTTCGTGTATCACCATTTGATACATATTTCTGCAATTTATGATATAATTACTGTATATAGAGTGGGTAGAGCAGGAATCGAACCTGCACACAGAACCTTATCAGGATTCTCATCTGAACCAATTGATAGTACCTACCCAAAGGAGATAATAATGAAGTGTTTAAATTGTGGCAAAGAAACAAAAAACCCAAAGTTTTGCTCTAGAAGTTGTTCTGCAATTTTAAACAACAAGTTGTATATTAGACATGTTGCAAAGATAGATGTTGAAAGAGGTTGTCATATTTGTGGAAAACCAGTAGAACGATACAGAAAACTATGTGATTCTTGTAGAGATACACCAATAAAAGACTACCCTAGAATAAAATCATTTAGAAAAAGAACAAAACAAAAAGCAGTAGAATATTGTGGCGGTAAGTGTTGTGTTTGTGGTTATTCCAAGTGTGTTGAGGCTCTTGAATTTCATCATAAGAACCCAAATACAAAAGATTTTAGTATTTCAACTAATACTAACAAAGCGTGGAATAAAGTAAAAATAGAACTGGATAAATGTATCTTAGTTTGTTCAAACTGTCACAGAGAAATTCATGCCGGATTAATAAAGCTCTGACCAGTTGAGCTACTTCTGCATGTCCCGATTACTAAAAAGAGTTTAGTATCCCATAGCTTGCGTGTCTTCGGGAACAACGAGACAGTGTACCCTCTCAGTGTCGAACTGAGTTTTCCATGTCTTCAGCATGGCGTGTTAAACCGTAATCACGAAAGGTACAAAGTACTCCTTGAGAATTTTGCAATCCCGACCTTTCGGATGTAAACCGAACGCTCTACACTTCTGAGCTAAAGGAGTATACTTTATTATTTATTACTCTTGAAATTGTTGGTCTTGATACATCATACATTAAACTTAATTCTAATTGTGTAAACGCTTTTGTAGCATACAAATCTCTTATCTGTTCAACTTCTTCTTTAAAGAGTTTAGCCACTGGAGAATCAACGCCGCGTGTAATATGAAGTAGCCCTAACTTACTGGCATGTATAACATTTTCTTGATGTGTACACCATTCTAGATTAGTAATATCATTATTTGTTTTTATACCATCTATATGATTTACTTCTGGTAAATTATCTGGATTGTCCAAAAAAGCGATAGCTACTAAACGATGAATTCTTAAGGCTAGGCAGGGGGATGCTCTTCCATTTAATCTAGTAGATATACATAAGTAGCCTGAGCCTATTTTTGAGGGCTTAACTATTCTATTAGACCGATAGCTAAACACTCTTCCTCGTGTACTCACTTTATAATATGTTTCGTAGCCGATAACATCTTTCCAAATTTCTTCCATAAATTAGTTCCTTTACCACTAGGAGATGAGCGTGTATTGAGACAACTGCGAGAATCGGACTCGCTTAAACTGTTTTGCAGACAGTTACCTAGCCGCTTGGTTAAGTTGTCATTGCCAGTATGTTTCCATTACATCATCCCTAGGGGAATGGAATCGAACCATTCTAGATGCTGGCTTAGTGTCCTTGAGAGGAGTCGAACCTCCAGGTTGTCTACGTCCTAAGCGTAGTGCGTGAGCCATTTCGCCACAAGGACATAAAGATTACCTTTAATTATCATCCAATTGATTTTTTATAGTTGCTGTAGGTAATCTTTTTATTTAATTTTTATAGTCTAGCTAGTACACCACCAAGTAACTTAAGAGTCTTGCTCTTTTCTTTCTGTTCCTTACTAAGTTCGGTTAGTCTTGCACTGACCTCTTTAATATTGTCGGTAAGTGATGTAACCTAAGTTTCAAGGTCACTCTTTGCCGCAGTTACCCTTTCGGTAGCCTTATCCTTAGTAGTGCCGAGTGCTTCCAAAATCAAACCAAATTCCTTATCCGTAAACAGTTTCACTTTAAACCTTTCCTTTCTCCTAGATAGAACCCGAATATGTTGTATTACTAGTGGAGCGCGTGGGAGTCGAACCCCTAGTTCTTCTTGCAAGGAAGATATGTTCCCGTTACATTACGTACCCCAAGTTTTGTGGATGTTATTAGAATTGAACTAATATGCCTTCTTCCAGGCCATACGATTTTACAGACCGCTCCGGCTCAACCAATATCCGGCTAACATCCATAGGTGCGGGTAGAGAATTTCGCAATCTCAATTCCAACTTGGAAGGATGGTGTGATACTTTTTCACTATACACGCATATGGTGTCTTTAACGTAAGACACGAGTACGTTTTAAAACTCTATATGTCACGTAGTTAGTTCCTCTGCACAGTAGAGAGCCATTATAATAGGACTTTCTGTATATCCGCTAACTATCGACTTTATAGATACTATTCCTTTCGGGAAATAGTACGCTAGTCAGGTGGCTAGGAGTCGAACCTAGATATTTGCGGCCACAACGCAACGCCTTTACCAATTGGGCTACCACATGATGTTGTCGGGAAAGAAAGACTTGAACTTTCACTGGCTACGTCCCAAACGTAGTGGGCTACCGTTACCCTACTTCCCGAAATTAGACTACATAAAACGTTGATTGATTAACTGTCAATTGTTTTATATTTGCTGTAAGTAGTCTAGTGCCTTCACAGGGAATCGAACCCTGATTAAAAGATTAAGAGTCTTCTACACTTGTCCGTTGTGTTATGAGGGCATGTAGTGTTCCCAGCGGGGCTTGAACCCGCATTGCCACATTGAGAGTGTGGATGACTAGTCCGATTATCGTATAGGAACGCTTGGGGCATTGCACCCCGTTGAAGGTCACACGCTTAGTTTGTTTTACGACAAACGCAACCTTTAAGACAGGCGACCCGTAGGAATTATGCTATCCTAACCTTCTCTTCGACAGAGAGACGCTCTACTTTTGAACTAACGGGCCATTTTGTTAAATTAATTCTAACACATTTTTCAATTTTGTGCTTAAATTTAACGATGGGTCTATTTTAGCACAACTCTTTTTATTTGTCAAGGGGTCAAATTGCTCGATTTTTCAAATATTTTTGTAATCGTTTTACTAATTGTTCACTCAATAAATCGTCATCTTTCGTAAATAGAAATTGTACTATTCTATTCAATTCCTCTTTTGTTAATTGAACCAAAATTAAATCGTGGCTCTCCCTACAAACATCGGCATCTTGTGGGTGGACATACACCTTTTCACAATAAGAGCAAATCCATTCACCATTCTTATTTTTACTGGCCATTTTGTTCTACCTTATAAATATAAATTTTTAATCCATTTTTCATTGCCTGTTCTATCATATTGCTTGTACCATGAGATTCACCATCCCAAACTGCTATTAGGGCATCGGCATAATCTGCCATTTCAGCATTACGAACAAATCCGGCGCGTTTACCATACTTAACCCAATCCGGTAGGAATTGAGTAACCGGGATTCCATTAAATCTAGCTACAGATTCTGCTAGGCTATCTACACCAATTGCACCACCGGAAACTAGTTCGTCAATTTCAAATCCAGAATCTTTCATAGCCTTAATAACATATTTAATATCTGTTATAGAACGAGAACCCGCTACTATTACTTTCATCTTATCTCCTAAATCTATAGATTGTAACATTATCACTTAGTTGAGAAATTATAGGTAATACTTGCATTTCATCTAATTGACCAAAACCAATTCCTGGGAAATTTATAGAAATAGTTTTTGTCTTACTTAGCTCATTTAGTAATTGGGTAGAATACAAAATTAGATTTGTATCTGCCACATCTCTAAAATGATACTTTACTTGAAAAATACCTATTGGTAAAGTTTCATGTACAAGTATACCATACTTTTCGCTAGGATTAGAAATTGGGCCTACCTTATGTAATCTAGAAATCATATTACCAAAATCATATTCTATTCCGGGGTATCTAGTTTTACATTCCAGAGCCGCACCGCGACCCATTACTAAAGCACCATCGTTCCTTATATATGAATTAGTAGTCACAAAGATTAAATCATCTTTTGAGTCCCATAAGTTGCCGATTTTAATTTTCATCTATTGACAATCCTTTTATTATGTTGTATAATGTAACTCTCTCAAGGGACTAATTTATCCTTGAGCGTGAACACAATTTTAGCACAATATCGCTAGAAAGTCAAGAGGTAACTATGATGAATATAATAGATAAATCGCTTATGGTTCTTTCCATAATAGTTGTAATGTGTGTTATAATAGCAATGTCACCAATTCTTATTTTAGAGAATTGGAATAACCCATCAAAAGATGTAAATCACTTTAAAGGAGGATTTTAATATGAAAGAGACTTTAAAATTTTGGAATGATATGGCAGTAGTAAGAATTTCTGCATTTAAAGGATTTGGTGAATGGTTACATGGTCAAACAGTTCCATTCATTGCAGATGACCCCGACCCGCTAGATTGGGCTTATTTAGCCGATTGGATACGCTTTATGAAAGGAAAAAGGGTAATTGATTAATTGTAAGAATTTTATTAGAATGTCTATTTCAGCCCTTGACAGGATTGACTTTCTATGATAAAATCACTAAAATTAACATTTTAGTGCCGCAGAGAAACTTAAGAAGAGAATAAAACATATGAGAACATTTTTGTTCATATTGATAATAGTTTTGCTATTAATAAAAATAATAGCATTTCCAATTCCTATAGTGGTGGTATAATTATTAGAGCTACGGTGGTTTTCCGTAGCTCAAGCAGTGCCATAATTATGTCTATTTAAAGGAGTAAGCATGGAATTAAATTTAGTAACCAATCTGACTGATGGTTTATTTGAAAAATTCAAATTTGACTTGGAGAGTAGTAGTAATCCTATAGGATTAGATACAGAAACTTCTGGATTGGATTGTTTTACAGTAACCTGGTATCTTCTGCAGATATTTCTAGATGGTAATACTTATCTATTTGACTGCCAAAGTTTGGGCAAAGATGCCCTTATAGTAATCATAGATAGTATTATTGCATCCAAAAGATTAGTAATCATGCACAATGCCAAATTTGATATAAAGATTATCAAAGTAGGTGTCAATAGATTACTAACTAAAGTTCATGATACTATGTGGACTGAAACTCTTATTTATTTAGGAGTTGGAGATGTACTTCATAGTTTAGCCAGTCTAGTTAAAAAGTATACCGGAGTAGAACTTGATAAATCCGAAAGACATAATTTCTATGAGAATTATACAGGTTTAACTCAAGAACTTTTAGTATACTCAGCTTTAGATGTGGTGTATCTACTTGAAATCTATAAGGGTCAAATGAAACTTATAGAGGAACGCAAGTTAAAGCGAGTCTATAAACTAGAGTCCGATTTAGTTCCGGTAATTGCTATGATGGAGTATCATGGTGTCTTAATTGATGTTCCTAAATGGACAGCAATGGCTAATGCTAATAAGATTAAATTAGACCAAGCCCGGATTGATTTAGAGAATTTGCTACTTGGTTCTATTGACTATACAAAATACGAGTCTGCCCTAAATGCCTTTGAGGATTTACTAATCAAAGACAAAGTTAAAACTAAGAAAGCTAGATTAGCATTTTCAATGATTACATCTCAAGATGAGATAAAAGCGCTTGTTAGACAAGAATTTAATTTTGGTTCTAATCAACAAATGCAGAGATTGTTAAATCTTTTGGGTGTAGACATTGCTAGTACAAATGCTAAGATTTTGAAAGATAAAAGAAGTCAATATGATTTTGTAGATAAAATTCTTGAATTTAGAGAATTTGAGAAGAAAGAGTCTACTTATGGGTTATCTTTCTTAAATCATATTAATCCGGTTACAGGTAGAATTCATACCGAGTTCTTAAATCTTGGAGCTAGAACGGGTAGATTTTCATCCGGTGACTCTAGCAATGGTAAGGGTAAGCCTAACCTACAGAACATTCCCAAAGGTAGTGATTATCGTTCTTGCTTTATTTCACGACCGGGAAAGAGTTTACTAGCCGTAGACTATTCTCAGCAAGAATATAGACTTGTAGGAGCGGTAAGTAATGAACCAGTTATCATCCAAGCATACATTGATGGAATAGATATGCACACGGCTACCGCGATGATTGTTACCGGAAAAACTAAGGATGAGATAACTAAAGCCGATAGGAGTCTTGGTAAGAGCGTTAATTTTGCGATTATCTATGGTAGTTCAGAATATGGACTAGCTCGTAATCTAAAAATTAATGTTGATGAAGGCAAGAGAATTCTAGATGACTTTTATGCAGGGTATCCCGTACTAAAAGCATTTAAGAGTGCCGCCGAAAAGATTATTCTAGAAAAGAAATATTCTATTACACCTTATGGTAGACGTAGATATTTTAGAGATGAACCGGATTTTGCCGACTCTAAAGAGTTGATGAAATACAGAAATAGTATCGCAAGAGAAGGTTTCAATATGATTATTCAAGGAGGTGGAGCAGATATTACAAAGTTAGCTCTAGTAAAATTGTTTTATGAAAATCCCTTTGGGGATAAGTTTCAATTACAAATTCAAGTCCACGATGAAATCGTAGCCGAGGTAGATGATACTATTAAAGCAGAGGCTAAGATTTGGATGGAAAACATTATGAAAGAAGTAGAACAACCATTTTTAGGTAGAATACCCGCCGAAGTTGAGGGTGCAATGGATACCTATTGGGTTCATTAAAGGAGAATAATGACTAAGATAATCGAGAATAAAAGCTTTTTAGAGTTAATTGAGGATGAATTCGGCGAGGATGTTTTTGGAAGAGACCTTGCGGGTGAGTTCATTCCTACGGGTAGTTTATCATTAGATATGTCCATCGGCCCAGGTGGAATTCCCGTTGGTAGATTTACGGAAATCTATGGTAGCGAAGGTTCAGGTAAAACCACAATAGCATTATCTATTGCTAGAAATGCTATCAAAATGGGCAAGAAAGTTTTATACATAGATGTAGAAAATATGTTGGACGTAAATCTTGTTCATGGTATTCTAGGTGAAAATCTAGAAATGAATATGTTCGTTCTTTTACAACCAAATACTGCAGAGGATGCCTTATCTATTATAGAGAAAGGCATTGAGTCTGGTGAGTTTGGTCTAATAGTTCTAGACTCTATTGGTGCATTAGCCCCCGGAGTTGAAAAGGAAAAAGAACTTGATGAATTGCAAATGGGTACTACACCTAAGCTACTTGCTAAGTTCTTTAGACGTTCATCTTATATCTTAAGAACTCTAAACAAAACCGCAGTTCTACTTATTAACCAAGTAAGAGATAATATAGGTTCTTACTCTAAGAGTTTCTCAGTTCCCGGTGGACATGCTCTAAAGCATTTTTGTTCTCTAATCATTTCACTAACTAAAGGACAGGAAATCAAGCAAGATAATGTCGCCGTAGGAATTACTACATCTTTTGTAATCAAAAAGAATAAGTTATCTAGTCCATTTAGAGGTTATGAAATTCCTATCATCTTTGGTGAGGGTATAGCAACCTATAAGGATTTCATTAATTTTTCCGAAAGTATTGGTGTATTAAAGAAATCCGGCGGTCACTATAAATTTGGTGAGGAACAATTAGGTAACGGTGTAGCTAAAACGATAGTCTATTTGAAAGAGCATCCCGAATTACTTGACACAATTAGACAAGTATGCTATAATGCAGTGAATTCAACAAAGGATTTAGTAAAGGAGATTGATGATGGAACGAACCTTGACAGTTGAAAGATTATTTAATATGGGTCAATTTGCTAACTTGAGATTTTCCCATACTCTAACAAACATTCCCCAACAAGTTGCTCTAGACAAGGAGGCAATGAAACTATTAGAATATTTAATGCTACTAGACGTAGAATACGATTATAGACGGTATTTGATTTTGATTGAACAAATCACAACTACAGAGCCAAATAAAGTTCTAGACCTTATTGAAGGCGAAAGAACTACGGCGTTTGAACAACTATTCGCAAGAACCAAACAATTAACAGGAGACTAAACCATGCCATTCTCACCTATTCAACACAAAGCAACAAAGACCGAATTTAAGAAGACCGAATTCATCAATCTAGCCGAGGGTACAAATGTTATTCGTATCCTAGATGCAGATTATAAGGCGGTTGAAACTCACTATATCAATCGTATGAGCATTAAATGTCTTGGTGATGATTGCCCCGTTTGTGCAAACAATCGTGTTATCATCCAAGAAAATCCCGACACCTTTAGAGACATTAAAGGTTATATTCCACGCAGTACTAGATACTACATCAATGTTTATGATAAGACACCCGTAAAGATTTGTCCTAAGTGCGGTGAGGAAGTTAAGCACCTCAACTTAGCATCTTGCCCAAAGTGCCGTGAGTCATTGATTAGTGTTCCAGTTGGCCCATTAAATAAAGTTAAGTTGCTATCTAAGGGTGTTACATTATTTGAACAGCTAGCCGCTCTAGAAAATGCAATCCTAGATGCACAAGGCACACCACTTGGTCTAACAAACTTTGACCTAATTCTAATGGTCAAGGGTAGTGGTAAGGAAACCGTTACTACACCTATCTATACCGGAAACCCCGGTGTAAAACCAGAGGTTAATCCCGAGGATTTGTACGATTTGGAAAAGGCGGTTATCACGCTTACCGATGCAGAAATCATTGATTTGCTAAAGGGTACAGATTTGAAAGACATCTACACCGCTCGTAGACTTTCAAGCGACCCAAAGTCTGCAAAGATTAATACTACACCCAACGGTGTTCTACCACAGTCTTTGGAAGATGCCGCGAATGATGTTCTAAAGTTGTTCAACAACGACTAAATTAAAATAAACCGGAGGGTATGAAAAATTACCCTCCGGTATTTCTAGGAGAAAGTTATGACAGATTTTAGTGAAAATGTTGCAGATTTGTATTATGAAAGATTATCGTCATCAACTAATCCCGGTCTAGTTCTCGCTCAATTTTTTGGAAATGTTTTTGATAGACGTATTACAAGAAACGAAGTTATTCTATTCAATAGACTACTAAAAATTTATGGTAGGTTTGTAGTATACTTTTCAATCTTAGATATGTCTAGCATGACAGAAATAAATTTTGATAGCTTATATCCATTACTTTCCTATTTTGCTAAAAAGCGTTTAGACCAAAAGTATGGAATTGTTTTGGTGGAAAGTCAAGATTTAAACAAGGTAGCCTTAAGCCTTGAGAAACAAATTGAGAAACAAAAGAAACAAAAATTGATTATACCGGAGTTAGATAATGGGTGAGCTATATTCAGCAGAAGCCGAAATTGCCGTAATCTCTATTATTGTACATAATCCTGATTTAGCATACAATTTAAACGGTCTAAGATTTTCAATGTTTTCGTCAGTTGCAAATCAAACAATATTTTCGGAAATTGAAAGCATCTTAAACAAAGGATTAGTACCGGACATTAGCCTATTAACTTCATCACTAGATGCTAATGCTCAACTAGAGAGATGTGGTGGTAAAGAGTATCTTGATTATATTTATACTCAAGAATTCAACAAGGAAAATTTACTAGAGTATGTAAATATGATTTCAGCCTCAGCGAGAGCAAGGGGATTGATTTCAGCCGTTTCATCAATTAAAGCCTCGGATATTTCATTAAGCAACGTTGACTCTAAGATACAAAACATTCGTGAAATTCTAGAACAAATCTCCACTAATAATACTAGTGGTGAGGCTACTCATATTAGTGAAGGCATGAACGATGTATTCAACGAAATCATGTCTAGAACTGGTGAGAACGCGGGTAAGCGTGGTATCCCTTGGGGATTTAAGAAACTAGATGTGGTAACCGGAGGCAAGAGTCCGGGTGAACTTTGGTATATCTCGGGTAGACCAGGTTCAGGTAAAACCGCATTGATGTGCAACGCCGCTTTGAATGATGGCTATGCCGGAAATCCAACATTGATTTTCTCAAAGGAAATGAACTATTTAACAATGTTGGAAAGATTGGCCGCAATTGACTCGGGCGTTCCAATTACAGACATTAGACTTGGCTTACTAAAGCAAGATGCTATTGATAGACTAAAAGAGTCATTTCAAAGAATTAAAAAGTTACCAATCTATCTTGATACAAACTTTATGATAGATGATTACTATATAGAACTAATGGTACGCAAGTTCTATACGGTTCATAATATTAAGGCAGTTTATGTAGACTATATGCAACTAATTGCCGAGCGTGATGATAAGATGACTCAAACGCTTGGTAGAATTTCTAGGATGTTAAAGAACCTAGCCAATAGCCTTAATATTAGCGTGGTTGCTCTTTCACAATTAAATCGTGAAGTTGAACATAGAGATAACAAGCGTCCTATTATGTCCGACATTAAACAATCCGGTTATCTTGAAGAGGATGCCGATGTTCTAGTTGGACTATATCGTGATGAATATTACAATAAGGAAACCAAGTTTGCCGGATTAATGGAATTTATTATTCTAAAGAATAGAAATGGCCCAGCCGGTACAATCACTCTAGATTTCAAATCAGAAACAAATAAGATAGTTTAGAAAGGATAAACATGATGACACCCAACGATGTGACTAAACGTATTGAAGAAAAGTTAGACGAACTAAGAGACGAGGCATCTTTTCTAAGCGCGATGTATGCCGAGAGAAATGAATTATATGCGGTATGTGCATACCTAATGCACTTACTAGAAAAAGATACAATATCCATGTCTATGGAGGAATATGATAATGTGAAATATTCTTCCGTATTCATTACCCCGGATTATGAAAATAAAACATTGGGAATTCAAATAGTCAAGGACACAGAAAGCTAATGGTTTTTCGTAGTAAACAGAAAGGAAACACATTTGAAAAAGACGTAGTAGATTTACTTAATAGTAAAATAATCGGTGCGAATTTCCGTAGAATTCCTGGTTCAGGAGCTATAGGAACAACAATGGACGAACCCTTACTAACCGGAGATGTATCCGGTAAAGTGGATGGAATTAGTGAGCGTTTCAAGGTAGAATGTAAAGTTGGTTATAACACATCTACTAACAAAGAGGTTAAGCAATTCACTCTTAAGAAAGAATGGGTTGATAAAATTATGACCGAAGCAAGAGACGCTCTCTCAATCCCATTGCTAATAGGGAAATTTTCAGGAGCTAGAAAAGGTGTTAAAGAGTTTGTAGTAATAGACATAGACACCTTTTCTGGCATTATAAATGAGCTAGCTAGACTACAAAAGGAACTAGACAAATGAATAAGGAATTAATTGTAAATGAATTTCTTATAAGACTATATAAACATACTAAGAGAAAAGCAGTTCTATATGATGGATTAAATGCCAATATGACAACAGATAACGCCATAATTCTTATAGTTGAAGAACTCGGTGAAGTGGCTAGTGAATTGACCAGACATCGTTGGAGTTCCGCTTTGGATGAGTGTATAGACGTTGCTCACTGTATACTCCTTTTGTATATAACTATATTAAAAACTAAGGAATTAGACAAATGAGAATGGTAGACTGGGACTATCTGAAAACATTATTAGAGGACAAATTAGGAATACCCGGAAATGTTTTGGATTACATTGCAGTGAAAGACATTTTACAACTATGTGCATCTGGAAGTTCTAATCAAAATATCTCTAGATTTACAAATGTGGATTTAGATTATGTTACCAGTACCATAAGAGAATTTCTACTTTTCGATGGTTGGATAGATGATTGTGACTTAAATCCTTACATGACCTACCAATCTTGCCAAGGAGTTTATTCAGATTTTGAAAGGGAAATTCTTTTATTGTATCCATTCTATACTAAAAATGCAATTATGCAAATGTACTCTGCAGCTAATCTATATAAACTAATTGAGGATAAAATGGAGGAATACTGGAAATGAACACAAACATTACGGAACTAATTAGAAAGTTACCCGACTATGAGGACTTTATGAACCTAGCCTCAGAAATTGAAAGACTTTCTTATGAGAAATCTAAACTAGAAATTCAAATAAAAACTAAGGAATCTGAAATAGTTAAACTTGTAACTACCGATACAAGGTTCTTTCAAAACGGCAAAGTACCCGCTATGAACTATATTAATGACGTTTATAAGTATACCGGAATTAACGGTGAACTTATTCCATTTAGAGAGTCTTATGCAGATGTTTCATCACAACTAGATAAGCTAAAAATTAAGATGGATGTTTACAAGACGATGCTTGATATTTGGAGAACTCTTAGCGCGAATGAAAGAAAGGCGGCTCTATAATGCCAATATTCTTATCCGCAACCGCCATACAAGATTTCATAGATTGCCCACAACGCTTTGCTTATAGAACTACTCAAAAGGAACAAAGTATTACTAGCGATGATATGCTAGTTGGAACTATAGTTCACGCGGCTATAGAAAAGTTTTGGAATGATAAGGATTTAGCCGTAAAAGAAGTTGGTGACCAAACTAAATTCTTTTCACTTAATCCATCTATGACTGATAAAGCCCTGCTTTGTATTCATACTTTCTTTGAAAGCTTTGCAGGATTATTAAGTAAAGATGATGAAATAGAATATACCTTTAAATTACAACTAGAGAAAGATGTTTTCCTAGTAGGTAGAATGGATAGAATTTCTAACGGAAATATTTTTGATTGGAAAACAAAGAATTCTACTCCGAAAGATATTTCAAAGGATATTCAGTTTATAGTTTATAGTGAGGCTTATCGACGCTTATTTAAGAAAGAACCAATCGCAACTTATTATGCGTCATTGACAACCGGAAAACTATTGAAATTGAAATCAAATCCGGCCTTGACAAATACGCTATTTAATGCTATAATACCCGTAATAGCACAAGCAATCAAACAAAAACTATATTACCCAAAGGGCATATATACAAACAATTGTCATATGTGTCCCTATAAAGAATTGTGCTATAAGGATTTAGGATATGTTCAAGACAGTATCAGGAATATATAAAAATTTGATTTATGTTGAAATAGACGATAGTGATGAACCATTATATAACTCTAGGTGTTGACACTATAATCCAAGTGGTTATATTGAATGTGGCAATGAAAATACTACACAGTCTTTGCATAGATTTCTTTTAGGAGTTGATGATAAAAGTCTATATGTAGACCATATTAATGGAAATACTCTAGATGATAGAAGATGTAATCTAAGAATTGTTTCAAGTTTAGGAAATCATTTAAATCTACATAGAAAGAAATTAAATGCAACTTCAAAATACTTTGGTGTAAGCAAATTAAAAGTAACAACTAGAAAGAAACCTTGGGTAGCTTCAATAACAATAAATGGAAAGATTTTATATCTAGGACATTTTGCAACAGAAAAAGAAGCAGCTATTGCTTATAATAATGCTGCAGAAGCAAATGGATTCCTTACTAGAAATATAATAGAGGAGGTGTCCAGTGTCATGGATAGTTCAGCACTTAATAAGAAATAGCCTCATGCTTAAAAGTGAGGCAGATATTGAATCAGATGATTTTAATAATCTACTGATATTGGAGTCTAAAGTAAAAGAATTAAAAGAAAAGAAATTGCTCACGGTTAGAGAAATTAAACTATTGGATATGCTTAGTGAAAGTGCATCTCTTAGTGATATTTCTAGTGCTTTAAATTCTAATAGGAATACCATCACCAAAGAAATTAAAAAGGTTTGCGAATTGATAGCCTATTTTCTAGGTGATATATTTACCGATGACGGTTACTTAAACTATATGCAAGAGAAGTATAAATTAACCGATACCCAATTGAAAAGTTTGAGAGATTATATGAATGGAAAAAACAGTAAAAAATTACTTAGGAGACCAACGAATGGCTAATGAAAATATTCTCACTTTTAGATGCAAGCATAGACATAATGCACTTTCACACCCAAAATGTTACTTGCGTTATCTAAACGGAGAAGACAAACCAGTTATAAAGTTACCAAAGGTGCTGTGTTTCGATATAGAGACATCGCCACTGAAAGCTTTTATTTTCCAAAAGAGTGTTTGGAAAGCTAATGTTAGTTCCGACCAAGTTATCTCGGAATGGTTTATGTTATCTTGGAGTGCTAAATGGCTACTAGATACAGAGATTATGTCCGAAAGACTTACCGGAAAGGAAGCACTTGCCGAGGATGACTCAAGACTAGTAAAATCATTGTGGAATTTATTGAATGAGGCAGATATTGTTATTGCTCATAACGGCGACTCATTTGATATTCCAAATATGAATACTAGATTTATTGTACACCAACTACCACCCACTAGCCCATATCAAACAATTGATACCATGCTAGTAGCTAAAAAGCAATTTGGCTTTACACACAATAGCCTAAATGCTCTAGCTAAAGTTCTAGGTCTAACACCTAAAATGGATACGGATTTTGAACTTTGGAAGAATTGTGTAGCGGGTGATGACAAGGCTCTAGCTTATATGCAAGAGTACAACAAGGGTGATGTGGAAACACTAGAAGAAGTTTATATGAAACTTCGCCCTTGGATTAAGGCACATCCTAATTTGGGATTGTTTGTTGAGTCTACTGAACCCGTTTGTCCAAATTGTGGTAGCTCTCACATTACTTGGACGGATAAGTTCTATTACACATCTACCGGAAAGTATCAAACATTCCAATGTGAGTGTGGTGCTTATGGAAGAAGTAGAACTACCGACTTAGACAAAGAAGTTAGAAAATCTTTAGCAACAAGCATTTCAAGATAGAAAGGAATTACAATGATACTAAATACTAAGGTTTTTATTTACAAGGTTGTAGCTACTTATAGTGACGATGGTTTTTGGACAGTTATTGGTGATATGGTTGGAGGTGATGACTTAGGTTTCGACCATATAGAAACAAGAACACTTAATGCCAAGTCTATTGACAAAGATTTAACTCGCGCTATGGAAACTGTAGATAAATCATTACAAGCCCGTTTCCAAGAATTGAATGGTGATTTACTATCCATTCCAAAGGAGGAAGATGGACACTACTTCCCAAGCCCGATTGAACATAACAAAACTACATAATTCTATTCTAGTCTTAAAGCAATTAGACGGACAAGATTTTTTTGTAGCCGCACCAAATTCTATAGTTATACCTATAAGTAAACTTACATTAATTCTACATTTCTTGGTTAAGAATAATATGATTAATCACGAAATACTGGAAGGAATTTTAGAGGAGTACCATAGTGACACAGGAAAAGGAAACTTTAGTAGCAAAGAAAACAGTAGCGATATTGGTATCGGGTAAGGCCGGGGTTGGTAAAACAACCCTATCAAATTATTTAAAAGACTATCTAGTAAATAGATATAAGGGTGTAAAGGTTGGTATATTCCCCTTTGCTACTAGATTAAAACAAATCGCCCGACTATTGAGTTGGGATGGAGTTAAAGATTCTAAAGGACGTTCTTTACTCCAAAAACTAGGACAATTAGCAAGAGCCTATAATGAAGACATTTGGGTTAAATCTACAATAGAGGGTTTAGTAGAGTCAAGCCCTAACTATCCATATCATGTCATAATAGTTGACGACTGGCGCTTTCCTAATGAGGCAAAGTTTATTAGTAATTGTCCACTTTACTTACTAGTAAGGGTACGCATTGAAGCCCCTTCTAGAGAAATCCTAAAGGGAACACCGGAATATGATGAGGAGTCAGAAACTTCTCTGCCTACAGGTGAGCCTGGAAAACACGATTATGATGCGGTCATATTCAATCTATCCTCACTAGAGGATTTGGAATTAGCATCTAAAAAACTTTGGGATGCCATATTAACAATTGAGGAGAATAACTTTACATGGAACTAACAGTATTTGCTCTACAGGCCATGATTGCTTTCACGGTGCTAGAAATTCTAAAACAACTAGCCTACAAAGTTAAGCCTGATTTGAACATCAATCCAGCACTATACCCAATTTTTCTAACCGCACTAAGCTTTGGCGCTTTGCCATTTGCCTCTTGGTTAGCTTTGGGTGGTGCTCTAGATTTCACACTATGGACAAGTGAACTACTACGTCAAACACTAGTCTCAGTACTAAGTGCAGTAGCGGCTCTATTTGGTTACACATTCTCTATTAAGCCTCTAAAGACAGCAATTGCTGCATACAAGGCTGGCGTTAGATAAGTAAGTAACAAGAAACCCCTACTCTTAACCGGGTAGGGGTTTTTATACATTGAAAGGATATTACAAATGTATAGTTGGAGTTATACTAGTGAACTACCTGTATCTCTTGGTTACGAAAAAGAACTAAAATACATTTACAGTTTCACACCGGAAATGTATGCAAAAGCAGATAAGGATGGCAAAGATGAAATTGTTCAAAAACTTTTTGAGGTTTATCGTGGTAGAAATATTTACCCTATCTACTACTATAATGAAGAAGGAATAAGAAACGAAATTCAAGCTTGCATTGATAAGGATGTTAGGGAATTTGATGGTATTAATCTTACCAAAAGAAATCTACAAGGAAGCGACCTATGCAGATTTATGTATCGCAATCTAGAGCATGTGGACGTAGGTACAGCTAAAAAGAATAGTATGTGGGATAGGTTCTTTGATGATAAGAAATTGAAGAAGGCTATTCATTTCTGTTTGAGATTCGAGGTAGCTAGACCTAGACGTTTACTAAGTGCTATGCAATTAATTGGTGGTGGCGTTGCTACTAACTTTCACCCTATGAAAGCCAAGGCTATCTATGAATATTACTGTCCTGAGAAAGGAATTATCTATGACTATGCTTCAGGGTTTGGTGGTAGATTGCTAGGTGCTTTGTCTAGCAAAAAGAATTTCTATTACGTTGGTGTAGACCCCAATACAGAAACAATTCATTGGGCTAATGAACTTGCTCAAAGAATTGAAAATGTAACGGGTAGAAAAAAGAGTTACATTCTAAAGTGTAAGGGTAGTGAGGATTATAGACCACCTAAAGACTCTGTGGATTTCGCTTTTAGTAGCCCACCCTATTTTAATTTAGAGAAATATACCAATGAACCTACTCAAGCCTATATAAGATTTCCAGAGCTGGATAGTTGGTTTGAGAACTATGTAAAAAAGACTGTTGAGAATATCTACTATACTCTAAAGCCTAATAGAAACTACGCGGTCAATATCGCGGATTTTAATCTAGGTAGTAGACGTATCGAGTATGTAGATAGATGGCTTAAGATTTCTGAGGAAGTAGGATTTGAATATCTTGGTAAAGTAAATATGAAAGTTACTACTCGTAGAGGTAGTGGTCACAATGATTTAGAAACCGGAAAGAGTATTCCTAAACAAGAGGGAATATTCTTATTTAGAAAGGAGATTTAAATGAATTATATCGAATTAGCCAAGTTTGACCATAATAAGTATGGGATTGGTGACAAGCTGCTTTACTACTATAATCTTTTTGGTGATAGAGTTTTTAATCAAGAGGTAAAATGTGTAGATGCTTTCAAAGAAATGGTTGAATATCTGTATAAATTTAATAACCAGGAACCTATCTTTATATCTAATGAAAGACTATTACAAGAACCTGTAGAACTGCCAGGAACCAAAAAGGCTCTAGTAGCTTACTCGTCTGGTGTAGATAGTACATACAAGGCACTAGCTCTGCGTAAGCAAGGCTATGACGTAACTCTGTTTCATGCACGAAAGATAAACCGTGCTTATCCAGATGAGTCCAAAAAGGCAGTTGAATTCAGCAAAGACCTTGGATTTCCTATGGTAGAGTTAGAGGTCAAAAAAATAGGTAAAGAGGCTAGGGTTGATAATCCAGTTAAAGACCAACTCATTCTAGGATACGCTCTAGAGTATGGAATACAGAATGGTATCAGTCATTATAGCACTGGTAACTATCATCATTATCATGCAACACCAAAGAACTTTGAAGAAGGAATGTCAAATGTGGTAGAAATGTTTGACCTGTTTGAAAAAGGAATTTCTATGTATATCAAAAATTATTCCTATTCTCAAATAGATGAAACAAAGTATAATGTGTTCAAGCTAGTTCTGGGTATATCACCAGAATCTCTAGAAAAACACGTCGCCTCTTGTATAACACCCTTAAGGTTTAAAAACATGCTTTGGGAAAAAACCACTAAGAAGTTTGGCATTAAACTTATGCACAATCATTGTGGTACTTGTTATAAGTGTATTCAAGAATACCTTATTCTAAGAGACTTGGGATTTTATCCAGATAACCAACAATATGTTCAGTATTGTTGTGACTTTCTTAGGAATAAACCACAGACAACTTCAGAGATTACTCTTTTAAAATCAGATGATAATGAAACAATTATAAGAAAGGTCTTGACACAACTATGAAACTATCCGAGTTGGAACAAATAAAAACAGTAGACGATTTCTATAAAGCAAGTACCAAGCTAACCTTCAAAGACAAGGGCTTAGTAGAACTTTTTCTAATTAAAAGAGTACATGCACTTGGCCCTTATGGCATGTATCCATATTTTCTGCATCCACTATTCAACGAGCTAACCGGAAATTTTCGCTCTAGATTTATTATTGTAGAGAATGGATATGACAAAGTTCTAATATTGTTCAAATATGTTTTTGTGATGACAACTAAATATATTAGACTTTTTGGATTTCCAATTAGTTTAAATGATGTCGATGACAATGCTATCACCGTTCTAGATATTCTACAAAGAAATAATATAGTAAAGCAAATAATTTCAATATTTGGAGAGGAAACTGAATACTCCGATTCTGATTTCTTTTGTGATATTAATGAGTCTTGGAAACACATGAATAGAAGCGTTTGGCGTTCAGCGCATGACATTAATAAGGTGAATAAACTAGGTGAATTAACTTTCAAAGTAGCCGATGACTCAGATAAAGAAAATATGCTAGCCCTATTTGAATTGTGGAAAGCTAACAAGCAAGACCTATCCTATCCAAAATTTGCGCCGTCTTTAATTAAACAACTTAATACTAAAGGTATTATAGGAACTTGTTTATACTTTAACGGTGTTTTGATTTCCTATAATATTTACTATGAGCAATTTGATGGAACTAGTTTATATGCTGCAGTTCAAAATAGTATTGCAAAGATTGATATAGAAAAGTTTACTCAACTAGACGAAACAAAATATACACTTAGAAAGTTTGTTGGCGATGTGGCTTTTTACAAAAACATAGAATATTTTAGTGGAACTAAAGTTAGATATATCTATGCCGCAGGTGAAAGTCATGTAAACTCTCTAGTGGAAAATAAATCTAAATTATATCCAAATAGAATAAAATATTACTTGAAGGAACTATGATAAAGAAAGTTTGTCATCACTGCGAAAAACCTTTTGAGGAAGGTGAGCGTAGGATTTTTGTACCCATCGAAAGACCCTATATGAACCTGATTTTACATGAGGAATGTAAAAAGATAGTCACAGAGGATTTAATAGGCTATCTTTCTACAAATTTAGATAGGTGTTATAAGTTATGGAAGGATGGTGGAAAATAGTCAATAATTGGCAACAATTAGTACAATATGGTAAAATTATTGTATGAAACTAAAGGAGAATTATGAATAACGGTAAATGGAAACGTCAGAGAAATCTTCCTCAATATAAGAATATGAGTGAGGATGATTTTGAAGAACTAATGTTAAAGAAAGAGGATGATGTAAAACCTTCACAAGAGTTTGAAAAAAGAATTGAACTTAAGCTAAAGAAATTCACTGAGGATTATGACATTTCCGATATGAAAATGAATGACCATGAAACTCTAAGAGCCTTAATTCAAGCATTGATTTCTCTTGAGGATTATGAACAAATAGTTTATAAGTTTAGAAAGGAAGGTATCACAGACGATACTATCGTAAAGCTAGACAAAGTTAATAAGGTTATGTCAGACTTAAGACGTGATATTTCATCTCTACAAAATGACTTGAAAATCACACGTAAGATTAGAAAGTCAGACCAAGAGACTTCGCTTATTAACTATATCGACTCTCTAAAAGAGAAAGCTAAAAAGTTTCATGAGCTAAAAGAACAATATATTTTTTGCCCAAAATGCAAGATGTTACTTGGAACTATCTGGACACAGTATCCAGAACAACAAAATAAAATTGAATTAATTTGTAAACGTGAGGTAGACGGTGGGGTTTGTAATACCGTAGTCAAGGTAACTACAAAACAAATGTTAGAGACTAAGAGTTCTAACAAACCAGAGATTATGCCGGAGAGTTTACAATGACAAAATTCCAAGAGTTTATACAAAAGTATGGGCATAACAAGTTTGTAGTGTTATACTCAGCGGATAAAGGTTTTCTAGAATATTTCTTAAAAAATACTGACGAAAGCCTTTTGTTTATAGTTTGGTATCCACCCTTAGATTTTCCACATGAAAGAATTTTTCATGGACAAGCTATCGCGGATACTTTCAAGGAAATAGAGGATTATTTTTGGGGAGCATATGAGCCTGAGCATACTTGAAAATTCATTAACAAGATTTACAAATAATAATATCTTTGTTGAAACCGGAACTTTTATGGGTGGTGGTGTTCAAAGAGCCTTAGAAGCAGGTTTTAAAAAGGTTATTAGCATTGAAATATCTGAAAAATATTTCAACTATTCTTTTAATAGATTTGCAGATAATAACAGAGTCTCCTTATTTTTAGGAGACTCTCTAAAAGTTCTACCTTGGATTATAGAACCAATAAATGAACCAATCACATTCTTTTTGGATGGACATTTCTTTTCTCAAAGTCCCGCTATTGTGGATAATCATCAATTAGCCGCGATTGAAGTTCCCCTACTACAGGAACTAGAAATAATAAAAGAGCATCCGATTAAAACACATACTATTTTAATTGATGATAGGCGTGTATTTGGTCAAACGAATATACCCGGTGAAATTGTAAAGGATTGGGGAAAGTTTTCAGAGGATTTGGTAATACATTATATTTTGGATATAAATCCAAAATACAAAATTTCTTATATGGACTCCGCAAATGGAAATAATGATATTCTTGTTGCGGAAATAAAGGAGTAAAAACATGAACGTAGGAATGAAATCAACCGCAGAGTTAATAGATAGTCTTATCACCACTAGTATCAAGTGTTTCTTAAAGCAAGATATTCTAATGTCCTCACCAGAGGATAAAGTTGTACAAGTTGCTAAAGATATTCAAACCTTAAATAAAAGACGCAATGAACTTATGATAGAGATTGATAAACGTCTTGGCGACTCGGATATTACTGTAACAGATAAGACATACTAAAATGAATAGTATAATGTTTTACAATCAGTATGGCGCGGGGGATTTGTTTGAGACAAGACGTTTCGTACAAGAGATTATAAATTTATTTCCCGGCTTAAGCTATATGTTCGCCCACGCTAAGGGTGAAGAAGTTCTAAAAGATTTACCAATTATTTATGTACCTATCACTAGCGAGAATAGTCACTTGTTCTTAGAACGTACCGGAAGCTATGTGCATGTAGAAACTAGATTTATTAATACTTGGATTGGTAGAGATAGTCAATACGTACTACCAAATGTAGGTTGTGTTGTAGAACAAAGCTTTAGAATGTTTAATGATATTCTAAGAATATTTAGCGATAAGCAATTACCCGGAGTTCCTTATGACTATGTTCCAAATATAGACTATTCGTTCTATAAAACTGATTGGATAACCAACGTAGCAAGTGGTAAAAAAGTATTGATTTGTAATGGCCCAGTTCAATCCTGTCAAGCAGAGAATTTTGATTTTACACCAGTGATTAATTTCTTAGCACATAATTTTCAAAACGTAACGTTCTACATAACCAGCAATATGGAAATTAAATATAACAATGTTGTTTTCACAGGTGATTTAATAAAGAAAAACGGATTTGATTTGAATGAGGTTGCTTTACTTAGCTCGTATTGTGATGTAATTGTAGGTAGAAAATCAGGCCCATTTTGTTTTTGTGGTACTAAGGATAACTGGGAAAACCCAAATAAAACCTTTATATCTTTCACGTATGGAAAAGAAGCTTCGTCTTTTGTTTCAAATCAAGTTACTAAAGCTAAAAAAGTTTGGTCGCCTTCTACTAACCTAAGCGAGATTGAAAGCATTATAGCGGGGGAATTATGAGCAAGTGTGTATCTAGTTTCTTTATAGATTTTAAATTTGAACACGATAGAATGGTTAAAAGTCTTCTTCATTTTCATCCAGAAGTAAATCTCGAAGTTCCAAATAGAGAGGATGTTATCAAATTAGTAACTGGATACTACATATATCCAAAACTAGAATTACCACTATTTAAAAAATATTCCACAGTAACACATATAGACTCTGATGTAATCATTGTAGATAGACTAGATGAACTATTCGATGATACTACAGATGCCCGTGGATGTAGAAATAATAGTGATAACAACCGAAGTGCAACTGGCCCAGGATTAACTCCTATACCTGGAATAGCCTGGGATAAATTTATTAATGTAGGCGTACACTCAATCTCATCGGAACAATTTTGTGATGAATGGAATAAGTTAACAGCAGAGCATGGTGGTGAATATCCCTATGGTGAGAATGATACTTATAATATAGTATTTTATTCAGGTAAATATAACTGCAAACTATTAGACCCGGTAGAGTCAAACATATATTATGGTACATCCTTTATTGAAGGAACTGTAACTTATTGGGATGTGTGGAAAAACATTGTAGTTGTAAATGACCATCTAGAATTAAATAATAAACGGATTAAACTTCTACATATTGCTGGTGGTGGATTTTCTAAGCCACCAATTGAACAACTAGTAACACCGCAGGTTGTAGAGTTTATAAGGAGTATAACCGGATGAGCAAAAACTTAATAGGAATTGTAACCTTTGGTAACTTTCAGTTTACTAGATTAGCCATAGAGTCTATCATGGAAACCACTAAAATTCCCGTGGATTTCTTTTGTGTTATAGGGAAACCAGATGATGAGGTTACCGCTAATTATCTAAAAGAAGCAAATATTCCATTTGTTAGACATATTAATAATTATGGATTTCCTAAAAGCGTGAATGATATTTATGATTATGCTTGGAAGGAAAATGACTATGATAATCTAATCCTAGCGGGGAATGATATAGTTGCCTATCCTTATGCAGTAGATTCACTAATCACACTTGCTAACTTAAGCAATTATGATGCTATTAGTGCTATACAATATGATGTTAGAAGCTTAGTAGCAGAACATCCCGAAACAAGACAATACTTTTCCGGTGATAACTTTGTAGTAAATGATTTCTCATCTAAATTTTGGAATAAGTTTACTGGATACTCACCCAAGCTAGATATTGCGAATATGCAATTATATGATATTCAAAATCTATGTCTATATAAGAAAAGTGTATTCAATGCCGTTGGATATACCGATGTAGCTTTTTTCCCTGCTTATTTTATTGATAATGATTATGCTCAAAGAATGGTTAGAACTGGATTAAGATTCTGCTCTCTAGGAAACGCCCGTTTCTTTCATTTTTGGTCACGCACCATCCATCAAGGAGGCGGTGGAAGTAATTCCCACTATTTCCAAAACAATAGAGAATATTATATCTCTAAGTGGGGCGGTGAGCCGGGTAGAGAAACAAAAGTACCCAATCTTTATATAGGTTCTAGAGAAAGTGAGGGAAACATTATTGAATATTGGAGAAATAGATGATAGTTGAAAAAGTCTCAAGAGATGATTTAATTTTATATGAGATACTTAGAAACCCAGTTCTGTGCATGGAATTTATCTACAATATAGATTTAGACCCAAAATATGATGAACCGTTTGAATTCTCATGGTATCAAAGAGAAGTATTAGGGGATTTCAATTCATTTGTTTCCTTATGCCAAGCTAGAGCCACAGGTAAAACGGTCACACTAACCTCGTTATTTGAATGGATTTTAACCTTTAAAGTTTATCCCGATGACTATGTTTTATACACCGTTCCTAATAAAGTTCACCTTGAACCAGTATTCAAAAATCTAATTAGGCACTTTAGAACAAATTCATTTCTAAAACAATTCATATCAAAGAACGGGGGAATTAATAGTTCGGAATACACAATCTCACTATTAAATTCAGCGGTTTTACTTTGCCGTATTGCTGGCCAGTCGGGAAATGGTTCAAACCTAATTGGTTTGCATACACCCTATATTACAGTGGATGAAGGTGGATATTACCCACATAATGCTTTCAATGAAATGCAGCCATCCTTGAATACATTTACACCCGGATTTAGGGAAATAGTCGCGGGTGTACCTACCGGACTTAGAGAAAAGAATGTTCTCTATAACGCCGACATGGAAAATTCTAACTATAGTAAGCATAGAATTAGTGCTTACATGAATCCTAGAATTACGGAAGATGACAAGACAAGAGCCATAGAACAATATGGTGGTGAAGATAGTGATGACTTTGTTCACTATTTCTTGGGTCAACACGGTAAGCCAGTATTCTCATTATTTGATAGAGAAATGTTCTTGGTGGAAACTTATCCCGTATACAATCTAGAAATTGATGGTATTAGAACTGAAAACATAAGTGAATATTTCCAAAAAGTATCTGCGATTCCCGGAGTTCCAGATAAGAATTCAAATGTACTAGTGGGTATTGACTTAGGTTATACCGAGCCAACCGCGATAGTTATTTTGTATTTCGATAAGCATGAGCGACTTAAATTCCATGCTAGAATAAAATTAACTAAAGTATCTTATCCAATTCAGGAAAAGATTATTGACTTTATAGACTCTAAGTTTGAACCAGGACTACTAGGCATTGATAAAGGAAATGCGGGTATGTCCGTAGTACAGAATCTTTGGGAACATAAAGACTTTATCCACAAAAACTTTGCAGAAAGATTAATCCCTATTGACTTTTCATCTTGGACAGTTATGGGAACAAATTCTGACGGTGAGGAAATTAAGGTAAAGACTAAACCATTAACCGTTTCTATTTTGCAAGACTATTCAAATACACATAGACTAGTATATTCTAGTACAGACCCGGATATGATTACCGAGTTGGAAAGAATGACTTATACAAAGAATCCAACAACCGGGGACATTTCGTATAAAACCTTAACTCCAAAGGGCGGTCAAAAAGGTGAAGACCACTTTACATCGGCTCTACTCTGTGCCACGGGTGCTTATTATCTTGTGTATGAATTCTCACAAAATAGACAACAAAAGAAAAAACTCATGCTAGCTAGATGGGTAGGATAAAAATATGGAAGAAATTGATAAGTTAAATTTTGAAGAAGAAAGTGAAGAGCCTATTGAGTCTACTAATAAAACAGTATCCAGACTTAATATAGCAGAGGCGGCTACATCAGGAAATCAAATTAACAACGCCAATCCTTGGACTGTTAAGATGGATGATGTGTCATCAAAGACTAATCTAGACTACTTTGTAAGCCTAGTAAATGAGTGTAGATTCTTTTATAAGAACGAACCACTCGTAGCCTCAATTGTAAATAGAATGGTTGAAATCGGGATTAATGATTTAGTCTTTTCTAAGAACGGTTTATCTGATAATGAGTTCACAGTATTCACATCACTTAAGCCAAAGCTACTTGAATTTGCTGAATCTATGGCACAAGAGTTTCTACTTTCTGGTTTAGTAGTTCCTGAGTTTGCTCTAGGAAAGGCTACCAAAGAAGAAATCCTTAGCTTAGGGGTTAAGAAATATTCAACACTAGAACTTCCCATTTCAATGTTCGTGCGTGACCCAAAGAGTATAGTAATCTATACTTCTCTAATGTCCGACCAACCCGATTACTTTGTTCAAGTTCCCGACGATGTAGCCTATTTCATTAAGAATAATGGTACATACCCTAACGGTGAAGAGAACAAAGAACTTTTCAAACAAATGAAAGCAAAGTTTCCCGAGTTTGTAAAAGATGTTCTAGCGGGTGTTACTGAAATCCCCATTTATAATAAAAATGTTATTAGACGTAGATATATGTCTGATAATCCATATCCAACACCTTTTATTGCACCAGCTCTTGATGTTCTAAAACACAAGAGAAAACTTCGCCAGATGGACTATTCCATTGCTGACAAAGTAATTGGTGCTATCTTACACGTTAAGATGGGTAGTGATGAATTTCCAATTACCGATAGTGAAGAAGACCAAGAGTTTGTGGACTCATTGAGAAACCAATTAACTTGGCGTTTCAATTCTAAAAAGGATTTGGAAAGAATATTCCAACTATTGACTAGTCATACAGTGGATATTAAGTGGATTTTCCCTGATACTACTGAACTAGTTAATGATGCAAAGTATAGAGATATTAATATGGAAATCCTGTATGCTTTAGGATTCCCTCAAACATTGATTGTAGGTGAAGCATCTAGAACAGCTGCGGGTGACCCCGAGATGGCTATGATTGGCCCTATAAAGACAATGGAAAATTTTAGACGTAAGATTATTGAAGTATTGCGTAGAGTCTGTGAGGAAGTTGCTTTGGCTAATAAGTTTAAGACACCCCCAACTCTAGACTTCAAGGCTTTAAATCTACATAAGTTTGCTGATTTGATTGCCGCTCTATCTAAGTTATATGAAACTGGTGGTTTGAGTAGAGATGCCTTCGATGAAATTCTTGGTTATGATTTCAAAGAACAGATTGATTTGAGAACCCAAGAACAAGAAGAGATTACTCAATCTGGTATTCCTCAAGTTGGTCTAACACCAAATGCTGGAAACCAAGTTCAAACTACACCCGGCCAGACACCAAAACCTGGTCAACCACAACCAAAACCAGCGGCTAAGCCAAGTACACAAACTAAGCCAGGAGCAAAATAATGAACGAAAATGACTCAATTATTAGCAAAGAATCCGATTTTGTGTTAGAATTACTAACAGAGAATGAGGCCAAAGAGGAATTCAAAGAAGCCACTTCTGCTATAAATATTAATCCAGCAATCACTTGGGCAAAGTTTGTCTTGACAGATGACCAACCCAATGGGAATAGTCAGCAAATTCCACAAGAGGAGTTTGCGAATTTAATTAAGACCGGAATTTATATGCCAATTAAAATGGCTAAGGGTGCGGTTGAGGAAACTCATAAGAACTCTGAACCTCTTGGTGTTATCACAAATTTGAAAGAGGAAGTAAAAGACGGTGTTAATTATATTGTTGGACTAGCGGCTCTTTGGTCTAAAGAGAGAATCAACGATATTAAATTTATTAAGAATACTTATAAGGAATCTAAGAAACTAAGACTTTCTTGGGAAGTTCTTTATAGAGATTCTGAGTTTAAAGACGGAGTTGAAATTCTAAGAGGTGTAGTTCTAAAAGCCTCGACTATCGTTGGTAGACCTGCATATGGTGATAGAACCCCTATACTCGCAGTAGCAGCAAAGAAAGTAGATGGTGTAGACGACCTTCCTACTTCTGCATTTTTGTTTGCTAATGATGATGGGTTAAAATTATTTCCCTTCAAGGATAGAGATGGGAACATTGATACAGAACTACTATCCTCATGTTTAGAGGATATAGAAAACTCTGATTTGCCGGATGAAACAAAAGGTGAGCTAACCGCAAAAGCCAATGAATTACTAGCAAACAGTGAAGAATCTGTAGTTCAAGATATTACGGAGGATACTAAATTGGACGAACTTGAGACTCTAAAGCAAGAGCTAGAAAACATTAAAGCTGAATTAGCTACTAATAAAGCTTTGATTGAAGAGAAAGCAAATGCTCTAACAGAGAAGGAACAAGAACTTGTTTCATTAAGAGAATTCAAATCCAGCATTGAGAATGAGAAAGCTGCAAATGAAAAATTTGCATCAATCAAGACAAAGTTTGAAGAAGCTGGACTTAAGAAAGATGAAGAATTCTTTAACGAAAAAAGAGAATTTCTACTTTCACTAGACGAGAAGGCTCTTGAATTTATGCTACAAGAACTTGTAGCTTTTTCTAGCGCAAATAACAACAACCAATCAGCATCAGCAAGCGAAAGAATCCCCAACCTAAGTGGTAAAGGACGCGCTGCAGAATCTGATATTAAAGAAATAGTTAAAGCCTTAAACTCATTAAAGGCTAAATAACCAAGGAGATTATTCTAATGGAAATCAATAAATTCGAAGACGTTATTGGTGTGATTCCTACTGCTGATGTAGTTGAGGGTAGATTTGTTTGCATCGTTCCTCATACTTTTTCAACAGACTTTGGTAGCAAAGAGGATGTTGTAGGCGTAAAAGTTCCTACTACAGCCGCAGAAGCTGCCTCAGCTAAGTATTGCATCACATGGGCAGTTGATAACCAACCAACACCATTCTACGAAACCCTACCTACACTCGATGGTAGCTTTGCTACTCGCGGTGGTTGGTCAAAGGGCGCAAATATGCCTTTATCCGCCACCATCTATATGACACATCACTCTAGCGGCCCAGAAAGCCAGACAATTCCTTCTGGTAGACCAAGCCTAGGCTATACTCACGGTACTTTCACTATTCCATCTGGTGGATACGTAGATAGTTCTGCGATTAAATTAACAGGTGCTTATCTAACAGTTGGTTATAGTGGTGGAAACGAAGGTAAGTTAGTTCAAAGCAATACCTATGACATTCAAGTTATCGGTGTAACTGAAGACTTTGATGCTGATTCTGGTAAACTAACTGTTCGTATCTACTAAAAGATACTTGGAGGATTTTAATAACATGGACGAAATCAAACTAAAGGAAGCTATTGCTGAGCTAGTTAAAAACGGTGACAAGGCAGCTCTTGCACAGCTAATGGTTGAATGGATTCAACCACAACACATTACTACAGACTATATCAGTCTATTATTGAACTCAAAGGCTCTTAACAAGGGTGACTCTCTTGTAAAGAAAATCCGCAAGGGGCTAAAGGTACACACTCTAGTTCCTGGTTCAATTCACCTAGCACACGAAATCACTACATCTGAGAGATTGAACTACATTCTTGACGGTGCAGATATTAAAGTAACCGCTAACCAATGGGAACTAGATAATGGTGACATTGGAACAGTTGGTGAAATTAGAACTGAAATGATGGCTAAGCTACGTGACTACTATCTAGGAAAGGTCTTTACTGCTCTTTCAACAATCTGGACTCCAACAAATACACCTCTAAACTATACAACTGGTGCAACTCTTACAGCAACAATGCTAAAGAACGCCATTGATAGAATTAACCAGACAACTGGTGGTGTAAAGGCCGTTGTAGGTCTACGTTCTGCTCTAACACCCATTACTACATTCGGTGCAGGTTATACCGATGGTACTGGTGTTAGCCAAGTAGTTCCAGAAAACATTCGTGAAATCATGTCAACTGGCTGGCTAGGTAGATATTATGGTGCGCCCATTATTGCTCTAGAACAGGTTTACAACAACCCAGATGACTATACTCCACTACTACCCGCTGACAAGATTCTTGTTATCGGTAATAAAGTAGGTGATTTTATCACTTATGGTGAAGTAAAGAGCAAGGAATGGACAGATATGGAGCCAACACCTCCACAGTGGTATCTAGAACTCTACCAAGAATTTGGTATGGTGATTGATAACGCCGATGGAGTGTACGTAATTAAGATTGCTTAATAGCAACTAATGAAAGAGGGGATAATAACCTTATCCCCTCTTTTTACTACTATAGGAGACTAAGCTTATGTTAAAATTACTTTGTCTCATCGCAGCCGCCGTATGTTTTTTCCTTAAATTCATAAATGTAAACGTGGCGAATTTAGATATGTTAGCGGGTGATTTATTTTTTGTAGTTCTATCTATGATAGTTTAAAGGTGATATTATGGCCGATGTAATTTTTCCCGATGGGGATGAAAGTGTAAAAATAAAATATAAAGATAACGGGGACGGCTCTTATAGTCCTTATACAGACATAAGTCTAAAAGTACCATCTACGTTTAAGACTTTAAAAGCTGTTACGATTACATCTATTGCAACTGTTTGGACACCCGCAAGCGGTAAAAAAGTTCGTTTAATGGGTGGTTCTATTTCCGTATCTGCCGCTGTTTCAGTTTTATTTGAAGATAATTCGGCAGGTACAGATGTTTATCAAACTCCTAAACTAGCTGTTGATAGTCCTTATTCCTTCGATTTGGGCAATGGTGTTTTACTTGGAGCAATCAATAGTGTTTTGAAAGCAACTTCTTCTGCCGCAGCAACAATCACAGGAACTTTATACGGCATTGAGGAGTAATTATGCTAAGAACTCTTAGACATAGAACGTTGGGGATGTTGGGCGGGGGAGCAGCAGAAAATGTTTTTACGCCCGTTTCCCCGCTGTTCCACGATGCTTTTACGGGGACAGACAATGCCCTGCTAAGCTCGCACACGCCAGCCCCGACAAATACTATCAATGCTGCCTGGACTGGCGCAGCGGACTGGATAATATTATCCAATTCCGCAAAGTGGGCCGGGGCCACAGATCATAACATTGCCACAATCCCAGCCGGACAAAAAGATATGCTTATCGAAGGGAAGCTTATCAAGCCTGCCGGGGCGGCACAAAGCGGCGGGTTGGTGGTAAGGGGGAAAAACAGTACCAACTGGAATGGTTTATATTTGTATGACACAGGGACTCCCGCTGCACATATATTCCAGAATGTGAACGGGACATTTACAAGTAAGGCAAATTTACCAATGACGCTTACAGCCGGGGCGAGCTATTATTGCTCGGTATTGGCTAAAGGCACGACCATAATGGCAAATGTCAACGGGGCAATGATAAAAGCCACCGGTGTCACCGCCAATCAAAATGAAACCCTAGCGGGGTTGTGGGGAATTTCTGCATACATGTTTAACGATTTCAAATTCTACAACCCTAGTACCAATCTGATCATTTTTGACGGGGATAGTCTAACTATCGGCTCCGGTCTGACTTTTCTCAATACGTGGCCTTATTTACTTCACGCTGATTTTAGACAGTGTATGTGGGCCAATAAGGGGGTAAGTGGATACGGACTGGCCGAAGCCAACGCAGATGTAGCGACTCGCGTCGACCCCCTGTTTACAAGCGGCTATAACAATATCCTATTTGTTTACTACGGCACGAATGACCTGCGCCGTCCAATCACAGCCGCAGAACATTACGCCAGTCTGCAAACTTACATAGCCGCACGACGCACGGCAGGAGCCAATAAGGTCATTGGCTATACTTTGCAACCAGCAGGCGACGGCGCAGCAATAAGCCAGGGGTATGAACAAAAGCGGCAAGATTTTAATACGTTGATGCGTAATGACCATTCGTTTCTAGACGGATTGGTCGAGATTTGTAACGCCCCCGATATTGGAGCGCCTGGGGCATTCAACAACACAACCTACTATCAAGCTGACTTACTGCACTATGCCAATGCCGGAGCAATAAAAGTCCACGATCTGAGCCGCCCCGTTTTACAATCGGCAATCGTATAAAACAATCAGTTTACTAGGTAATAAGGGGAGGATTAAAACCTCCCCTATAAAAATTAAAAGGAATAAGGAGATTTAAAAATGATTAATAATACAGAGTTATATTCAGCAATGCAAGAAGGTAAGCCTATTAAGTCTTATATCAAGACTATTTTAGGTAAGGTACATCTTACGGTACTAGACCCTTTCACAGACCAACCAATGGGTGTACTTCTAGAGGGTGACCCAAGAAAGTATGAAAGAAAGACTATCTTGGATATTTGGTCTACCAAGCAAGATGTGTTTGTTCATAATATGAACGCAAGTTTGTTTGACAATGGTGTTCTAATTGAATATAAGAAACCAACCGCCGCACCCGAAAGAACCATTGATGACTATAACGACACGGAACTACTTGAGGTTCTTGGACAAAGATTCCTAGGGCTACAAGCTAAGCTTAACAAAGTTACAAATATTCAAACTCTTTACAAGATGCTTTCTATTGCAGAAGCAAATGAGAAATCAGAGAAAATCCTTGCGGCAATTGAGGCTAGAATTTCTGAGCTACAAAAGCAAGACTAACGGAGATATTTAATGCCAACTACTTTAGAAGAATTAATACCTACCTTGAGACTTAAACTTGGTGATATTAATTCAGCAAGTTATAGATATTTAGATGAATGGTTACTATCCTCATTGGTAGCTGCTGTAACCGCCTTAAGTAGATGGTGGTCAAATAAGTATACTTCCGATGATTTTGGAAATGTAACTAGAAGTACTGTATATACTAGTTGGGAAACAGTTGCACCCCCAACTATTCAAGTAAAAGACCAATGGATTATAATCCTAATGGCCGCAATAATTATTAAGTCAGGGCAGTTAGAAAATCTAAGTTGGAGTTTGGGAAACTGGAGAGATTCAGAACTTTCTTATTCTAACCTGGAGCAATCTAGAACAAAAGATGCCGGGTTGCAAAGAGATTGGAATGAACTTTACGATTATCTAAAGCCCCCAATCAAACGCGGTGCAATCCCACTAAGAATCAATTGGTCTGACCCATCATAATTTTTTAAAGGATAAGGAGATAATAAATGGATAAGAAATTGAAAGTAATGGTTTGGGGAGATTTGGTAACAAAGACGGGATTTGAACGAGTAAATCGTTCTATCTTTGAAAACTTAACAGATAAACTAGATATTGCGGGATTGGGGATTAACTACAGAGGTGACCCCAATTCTTATAGATTCCCTGTTTATCCTGCATCCCTAGGCGGGGATTTATATGGTATAGGTAGAATAAAAGAGTTTACACATTCTGATATAGACATTCTTTTTATTCTAAACGATGCTTGGGTTATTAATCAAATGCTTACAATTATTAAGCAAATTTGGCCCAAGGATACTCTACCCAAAATTGTTACATATATTCCAGTAGATGCTGAAGAACATGACCCAGATTGGTTTCAGCATTTTGATATTGTTTCAAGAGTTGTTGCATACACTCAATTTGGAAAGAATGTAATTCTAAAAGCCGCACCGGAATTAGCTGAAAAACTAACCGTAATTCCTCATGGTATTGATACAAAGACTTTCTTTAAGATAGATAGAAAAGAGGCTAGAAAAGCAGTATTTGGTAATAAAGCCACCGATAACTTTATCTTTCTAAATGCTAATAGAAATCAACCAAGAAAGAAAATTGACCTGACTCTAGAGGGTTTCAAACTATTTGCTGATGGCAAACCAGATGTAAACATCTATATGCACTGCGGTATAACCGATATGCACATTGACGTAGCCAGACTATCAGTAAGATTAGGAATAGATGATAAACTAATTCTAAGCAATGTAAGCGTTGGCCCTCAGCAAGTTTCCGAAAAGACTTTGAATATTATTTACAATAGCTGTAATGTAGGCGTAAATACCGGATTAGGTGAAGGTTGGGGATTAACTTCAACTGAACACGCTAGTACCGGGGCTTTACAAATAATTCCTAATCACTCAGCTTGTACGGAACTATTTAAAGGTTGCGGCGTATTCATCCCAGTAAAAACCAAATGGTTACATGAGGGAATCATGACCGTAGGTGGTCTAGTTAGAGCCGAGGACGTAGCCTCAGCAATGCAAATGGCTTACTCTCAAAGAGAATTGTGTGATGACCTCGCTGAGAAAGCATTTAATAAATTTACAGCACCAGAATACCAGTGGTCTACTATTTCAGAGACTTGGTACAAATTGTTTGAGGAACTCTATGACTAAACTACCCTGGCCAGATAAATCAAATATAGATTCATTTCTAAATAATACTTTGGAAACTATTGGTAGACCCGTAGAGTTTCATTACGTGGTTGCCACATCCGGTTGTCCAATTTGTAGCTTAGACCCAGTTAGTAACACATCAACTAATGCCTTTTGTCCAGTTTGCTCTGGATACTATTGGTTAAATATTCTTGATACTGCTACTATTTCTGGTCATGTTACTTGGAGATATTCTGAAAATTTATCTTGGTACTCGGCAGGACAACAATTTACTGGTGATTGCCAAGTAAGAATAAATTATTACCCCGACGTTGTCAACATTGTTAACGCTACTAAATATGTAGTTGTAGATGGTAGGGTTATGCAAATTGACAAAATAAATCTTCGAGGCGCTCCCGATGTTAATAGAATAATTATTACGTTACAGGAGAAGGATAAAGAATAAGGAGATATTTTATGGACAACACTTTTGTGCAAGAATTAGACCCTATTGTTCTAGTTCGTGCAATAGGTCGAAAGAACAAAAAGATGCAGGCAATTCTCCTACAAGAACTAGAAAAAGTTATGGATAAAGAATCCCCGGAATATGATACATATCGTAAGATTATTTTGGATGAATCAAATAACTATGCTAGAGCGATTGTAAGATTAATTTTTGGAGATATTGAATACACTTTACACTAGGAGTTTAAATGGCTATTGATGAATTTGAGAACATCTTTAAACAATTAAAGAGTGATGCAGAAAAGGCTGAGAATGATTTAAACAGTATTCTTGCTAAGATTAGCACTTTACAAGAAATTGTGGATGAATTAACTAAAGCACTATCTAATATGGAATATTTGGTAAATGCAACCTATGAACCAGAATATTTAGCAAATATTTTATTTCAACTCTCTATAATTATAAAAGAAAATGCAACTAATTCGCTAGTCTCAAATGCAACAGATGCAGCCGATTCTTCTGAGGAATATAGTAGACAACCCCTAAGAGATTTACTTTTATTAGCTTGTAGAAATGCTCCAATCGAAATAAAAGTAAATCGAGCGGGTTGGAATTCCACGATTAAAGCTACCGTAGATTTGGATTCTTCCGCAGGAACTCTAGATTCGTGGGCAAGAGCGGTATCCGAAGCTCGTAATTTAAATAATTGGAACAAAACAAAAGACCCTATTCAAGCTTCAGCTATTTGGCGAGATTCTATTTTTAAACATAGTAACGCCGTAGGGAAAAAAGGAAAGAGGTTTGTTTCCGCAGACTTGTGGAAATATACAATTGATGAACGTCTAGGTCTATCCGGTGGGGTTGCCCCATTTTGGAAATTACTTAATAATGGAAATTTTACCAGTATGTCGTCAGACAGGGGTGGTTTTCCATATCCAGTAAATAGACCTACTTTTTTTGTAGAAAGAACCCAAGATGAATTAGAATTTACTTTTAGAAATTCATTAAAAAGTGCCAGAGAAGATTATATGATTTTTAGAAATAGGATACTTTCTACGCACAATAATCTATTGGACTTAAAGAATTATCTAGAGGCTAGAATCTCAGAGTTAGAAAATGAACTAACCGAAGGAGATGATTTGCCTGTTATTTTTGAACCCGGTCTTAAAAGAATAGAAAGATTGCAACAAAAGGTAGTCGATGTAGCAAAAGCTTACGGTCTACCTGCCGTCTTTACACATAGCCCAAAATTTGCCAGTATCGTGTTTGATATTGAGGAATTTGGGAAAGTTATTAATTCAAAGGTTACTAAAGAAGGTAGAGTTGAATTAACAATGAACAATGGATATAGATTTAGAATCTATGTTAATAAACTTAAAAGAGCTGTTGCTGGAGTAAAATAATATGGCTATGTCCTCAGAGAAAATATCTGGAATCTATTGCATAGAAAACAAGATTACTGATAAAAAATATGTTGGAAAAAGTATAAATATACAAAAACGATGGAATCGTCATATTATATGCTTAAATCAAAATCGTCATCAAAATAAATATCTTCAAAATTCTTGGAATAAATACGGCATTGCAGAATTTAACTTCTATATACTAGAGCAATGTGAAAACTCATTGTTAAGCCGTAGAGAAAGATTTTGGATACAAAAATTAAATACTTTTAATACTGGATTTAATCTTACCATGGGTGGTGAAGGAAACTTAAATAGAAAAGTTTCTAAAGAAACTAGAATTAAACTATCCATAAAAAATACCGGTAGAAAGCATACTAAAGAAGAAAAACTAAAAATGTCACTTTCTCATTTGGGAAAAATAAATACAGAGTGCGGGGCTTTTGGAAAAAAGAATAAAAATGCGACTTCAAAATATTTTGGGGTCTGTTTTTTCAAAGCTACTGGACAATGGGAAAGTCAACTTAATATATTAAAAAAAAAAGAATCTATCTAGGAAGATTTGCTAAGGAAGTTGATGCTGCTATAGCTTATGATTGCTATGTTAAAGAAAACAATCTACCAAATCCTTTAAATTTTTCCTAAAGGAGGTTGATTTGTACATCGAGCGCCTAGAAGACCTTTCTGTAAATTACTTTATTAAATCTCTATTTACCGATGTTTCCGGTTTACCGATTACCGATGACTATCCCACGGACAATTTGGTAATCCCCTCAATTTCAGTTAACGCTGGGCCTTTACGTCTAGAAGACTATGAGTTAGGAAATAGTAAGGGATTGCGAATCAGAAAATGGTATATAGATATATATGCACTAAACAAAGCACAACGGGATGAATTTGGATATAGGATATTAAATTCATTTGATAGAGGAATTCCAATTTATGATTATAATGTAGGATTTCCACCAGCGTCTGGTATACCCCAGATAGAACATCTGGATGTGTATCAAAGAGAACTAACCCCTGTTAGAATCATGCCCGAACTTGTAGATAAATTGTATTATCGTTCTACAATAACAATTGTAGCCAACAATGATACAGTATAAATTGGAGGAGATTACATGGCAAAAAAATTAGCTATACCCTCAAAGGAACTACAACTAACCGTTGTAGGAGCTAGAGATGCTTTTAAGGCATCTCGTGTCCAGAGAGTGACTTTGACTACGGATATTCCAGTTGAAGATAAGGATGAACTAGGTAATCCATTACACGTCGGCCAGTCAAAAGATACCCCAAACATCACTCTTACATTCCAAGCATTTGATGTAGGAATCAAGACATTTGCGGCATTGACCGGGGCAGACCCTGCTTCTTATCCAGCTGGTGGAAAGTCAATCTCTGACTTGGGTGAAATGGATGCCATTTTGAAAGTAAAAGATTCAGTTGTTAACTCTTATGTTAAGACTGGTCATGCTCGCAGACTTCAGGTTAGAGATTTTTCATTCAACTATTCAGTTGATGGTGACTCTACAGAAGAATACACAGCAATCGGCTCTGAAAAGAGATGGTTCAAGTATGATGTAGTAGTAGACAAATTTGTTACTGCTGGCCCAACCTTTACACTTTCACAAACACCCATTCAGCTAGCCAATGGTAAGAAAGCACTATCCGTAAGATTAGATGGTGGTTATCTAACCGAGGTTACTGGAACACCCGCTACTGGCGAATATAAAATCGTTGGTACAACTCTTACCGTTTTTGATACAGTATCCGCTCAACTTCTTGTTGTTTACAACGCCAACTCAGGTGCAACTTGGTCTGACGTAAGTGACGCAGCAGCAGGCCCCGCCGCTATTAGAGGCAAGGATGTAAATATCCTAATCTCAGCTGGCGAGATTTCTAGAGTACAATCTGTAACAATCAATGGTAACTTAAACACTCAACCCGTAAAGGAACTAGGCAATAGAAATATTGTTGGTTACCAGAAACAAGTTCCAACAGTAGAAGGAACTATCACAGTTCTTGACACAGATACCGACTTGATTTCTCTACTAACCTATGGTGTAGTAGGGTCTGGTATTGAGTGGACTCCTGGCGAAGGATGCGTAACATCCGGTTTGCCACTAAAGATTAGATTGGTAGACCCTTGTGGCCCAGAGTCACCAGAAGTAGTTCTAAAGACTGTCTATCTACCAAGCATCACAGTAGTTGGCGACGCTTTCACAAGCAACGTTAACAACAATGCAACTCAGACATTTAACTTTAGAAGCACGGACTCTAACGTTGTAGTTTACAGCGGTAGTTTCTAAAATTACAATTTAGTTTAAGTCGGTAATTCAAGGAGTAAGACAAAAGGGACTGTATTATATCTTTCTAGTTTCTAGATAAGCTTATTTTACAGTCCCTTTTTGTTTATTAGGTATTAGGAGAAAATAAAATGCAAGCAGAGAAGAATGATGTGGATTTAAAGCCTTTGTTCTCATGGGGCAAGGCTTTTGAAGTTAGAAATAATAAAGATGAAGTTGTTGAAACGCTTTATATGCGTTTAATTGGTGATGCTGATTTGAATAGAGCTAGAGTATTTGCTCTTAGAAAAAGCGCCGAAAAAAGAAAGGCATTAAAGACAGAGGGTTCTGATGAAAGAATCGCCTTTGTGCCGGAAAGGGGTGCGGTTGAAAAAGAAAGATTAGTTTCGGCATGTGCTTTGCTAATCTCTAAAGATTTTGCTAGAGAAGCAGCAAAGAATGTAAATGTGCCTTTGCCTAAAGAACCAAAAGCCGATGCTACAACCGAGCAACAAGAACGTTATCAACAGCAGGTGGATGAATATCCTGCAAAGCTAGATAAAGCTTTGAAAGAGTATATTTCCGCTAAAGTTGATACACTTATAAAAGAATATGAAAAGTTACCCTACGATGAATTATTTGATTTATACGTAGATTACTTTATAAATGAACTTTGTGAAATTGAAATGTATAGTTACTTTAAGGCTATGTGTACCTATTATGGTACATTCAAGGACGAACATTTCAAAACAAGATATTTTGAATCCTTTGATGAGTTTGATAATCTAGAAACCGGACTTAAAGAACAATTTATGGCCGCTTATGAATCTCTAGATATAAATCCAGACGAACTAAAAAAATTGCTGGTAGCAACGCGATAAATTCTTTGTGGTCAATTGCAAAGGCGTTGCGAATCCCAATAGATTCAAATATCACTGAATTGACTGATATACCATATACAATAAGTTATACTATTAGAAAGAGACAACAAATAGATAACTTTAATGAACTACCCAAAGACAAGCGTCCTCCCGATAAATTAATTTGGGATGGAAATTCAGATGAACTTGACGACTGGCTTGAGCGAGTATTCAAGAATCCCGATGAAAAAGATACTGTAGATATTTTGATTACAGATATTGAGGAATAAACTAAATGGCAACATTAAAATCATTAGCCTCGGATTTACAAAATATTAATAAAGAACTTTCTAAGCTAGCGTCTGGTACTACTACTGACCCAATTACTTTAAAGTTCCTAGAAAAGATGAGCGGAGCTATCGGTACTGCTATTAGCGAGGCTAAGACTCTTGAGAATTCACTCAAGGAACTAAAGGCTGTTGCAAAAGAAAGTGGTAACGTTCCATCAACGATGGTTCAATCATCTTCAAGGATGCTAGAGGATATTAAGAGAAGCATTGAGCAATATCAAGCTAATCTTGATAAGTACCTAGGTAAAGCCATCGGTGGTGTTAAGCTAGGTGGTGCTGGTGCAGTGGAGAAATTAGACGTAAGAAAGATTGCGGACTTCACCAACTCTCTTAAAACTATGCAAGAGAACTTAGCCAAGGATGCTGAGTCTCAAAAGAATTTGCAGGTAGCAACTACTAAGACGGTTGAAGCTATTAATACTGAAACCGAGGCGGTTAAAAAGAATGGTGATGCAAAGGCAAAAACTTACGGTCTAAATAGACAAGTTAAGACTCCAGCAGCTCCTAAAAGTACCCCACCCCTTTTTGATGACGAACAATATCTCAAGAATCTAAAAGAATCCGTAGGAAATCCTCAACAAACTCTTGATATTACAAAGAGAGCCATTGAGTCTCTTAAGTTTGAAAAGAAGCAGTTAACTCAGGAATTAAAGAAAGCACAAACTCCTGAGCAAAAGAGCGCTATTGGTTCTGAACTAGAAACCGTAAAGAATAATCTAAAAGAGGTTACTAGTTTTTACGAAAGACTTTCCACCGAAATAAATAAAGCTACTGAGCAGGAAAAGTTATTTGGTGAGGAAGTTAGAAAGATGCAAGAAGCTGCTTCAAGTTCTGCATCACAAGTAGCACAAGTAGATGCTTTAATTGCTGGAAGTCCTGCAATACAAAAAGCAATACAAGATAGACGTATAAAGAACGACCCAAATTATCTAGCTAGCGGTGGTATAGAAAGACGTTCTCGCAACACTGGAAATTATATTTCTACTGGTGATGATAGAGTTATAAATCCTGACCAGCCAAATCCTCAAGCTTTTAATCAAGAATCTGCCGCCGCTGAAAGATTAGCATTATCTATAACAAATGTACAAGCCGCTCTAGCCAAGATGGGTGTGGAAGGTTTAGCCGCTGAAAGAATTATAGCCGCTTTAACTGCTCAAATGTCCAAGTTGGAAACACCTGCTACCGGACTTGTAGGTAGCAATATAAATGGTAGTTTGAAACTAAGAAAATTTCAAACAGAACCCGGTGTTAAGGTTACCTCAGACCAGGTTGGTATCAATGAAAAGTTTGATGCCGAAACTGGTTTAACATCAGAATTTCTTCGTGACTGGAGACAAGCCCAATCTAAAGCTATTCGTGAAGAGCAAAGAGCGGTAAAAGAATTCGACCGCAAAGCTAAACAAGCACTTGAAGCTAGAGAAAAGGAAGCAAGAGAACAAGCAAGAATAGCCGAAAGACTTGCTTTCGTTGAAAATGTTAAGAAAGACCCAACATTAAATCCAATCCTATCTCAAGCCCAGCAACGTGGATTTAGTGCCGAGGATGTAAAATCAGTTGAACAACAAGGAACTGCAGGAACAAGATTAGTATCCTTTGCTAGAGATGATTTCTCACAAGGATATAAGATTGTTCAAAAATTTAATGCTACAATTACTGAGACTGGGGATGTTCTACCAGAAGTAGGCAGACGTTTTAGAACATTTGGTGCTAGTGTTGTAAGAGACATCGGTGAATTAACCAAGTGGTCTATTGCTATGGCAGTAATCTATGGCCCAATTCAAAAGCTTGGAGAGATTACTACCTTAATGATTAGTAATGAGGTAAAGTTAGCTTCAGCTACAGTTGCAGTTAATAATGCCTTTGTTTCACAAGTTGATATTTTCAATGCCTCAGCACAAGCCGCTAATGCAGCTGGTGAGGAAATCAATACAACAATTGATGCCTTTACTCAAGCATATAGAGCTACGGGCGGGGGTGCTGATGAAACAACAAGATTCGCTACTGCTCAAAAGCTATTATCAGACTCTATGACCCTTGCTAAGTTAGCAGGAATGGACGAATCTACTGCTATTGATACGCTATCAGCTGCCTTAAGACAAACCGGAACTGACCTAGATAAAGGTTCATCTTTACTAGATAAATGGGTTAAAACTTCACAAGTAGCTAATGTAGATATTGGTACACTTGCAACTGGTTTCGCTGTAATGGGCGATACCGCTGAGGCGGCTGGTTTAAACGTAGACCAACTAAATGCTCTTGTAGCTACCGTTGCAGAAACTGGTTTGGCAAGTGGTAAGGAAGCAGCTAACTCTGCTAGACGTTTGGTAACTGCATATGAAACTCCGGGTGCTAAGGAAGCATTAAGACAATTAGGTATCGCTACTGAAGATTATACAGGAAAGGCTAGAGGATTCCTTGACATCTCTAAAGAAATTTATGAGATGAAAAAGAAAGGTTTAATTTCCAAAGATGATTTCTCTAATCTAACTCTAGTGGCCGGACAAGGTGTAAGAGGCCAAGCTGCTTTATCTGCTGTTCTATCTAACTTTGATAGATATGGTCAAATCATGGAAGCAAGCAAGTCTACGCAAGGTGGAGAGGCTGCTAAAGCTATGGAAACACAGCTAACTACAGCACAAACTGCCATAAATAGATTTAACAATGCTTTCCAATCTCTTGCACAAACTCTTGGAACTAAGGGTGGTTTATTAGATGCCTTTAAGGGAATTACAAACGGTGCTACACTCTTTATCAAGGCTCTTGACTTAATTACTAGTGGAACTGGTAAGGCTACTCCAATGATTGTAGCCATGACAGCGGCTCTAATCGCTTTTTATAGAAAACCTGCCGAAACTAGAACAATGTATGGAATGTCCATAGAAAAAGGCGTTACCGACTTTGCATACAGAGCATTAGGTGGAACACCGGGTTCTCTTGAAGCACAGGCTGGTTTAGACCCTAGATATACTCAAGCACAGAGATTTGGACAATTTATTGGTACAGGTGGTGCTAGTGCTGGAAACTTGGGTAAAGCCGGATTTGGTGCTGGAGTTGGTCTAGCTACGAGTGCAATTACTGCTGCAAGCAATTTTGCTTCCGGTGATAAAGAAAAAGCGTTTGCTGATATTGGTGGAGGTATTGCCGGAGGTATCGTAGGTAGCTTTGTAGGTGGCCCAATGGGTGCTATGGTTGGTTCTACAATCGGTACATCTATGGCCGAGGTATTCATATCACTAACTAGACCGGAAATTGATATATGGAAGATTGGTAATAAACAATTAACCGAGATAAGTAACAATAACGGTACAGATACAAAAACCGGAAGAGCAGAAGAACTAAAGAATATTTCAGATAAAATAGTTTCAGAGGTTGGAAAGATTACTACAAGTATTGAAACATATCTATCTAATAAAGCTATTGGTGAACTAAACGCAAAAATAACTTCTGGTGATACAGAGGGAATCAAAAGTTTCTTTGATTCTATAAAGGGACTTAACACAGAGAAAGTTTTCCAGAGTCAAGGAATAGATTTAAAATCAGCACTGGAAAGAGCCAAGACGGGTAAAACATATGGTGAGATAAGTGCGGGTGAAGCAGCATTTGGTGTATCAGCAAACGATAGCCTAAAGAATCAATATTTAAATCTAAAGACACAAGCCGAGAACGCTGGTGATACTGGTGAGTCTCTTGCTACAAAACAAAAAGCCGCCGCTGATAAAAAATATAGTGCGGTCATTGAGCAAATAACCTCAAGTGCTATGCAAGATTTGGCTAACCAAAGCAAATTAGGCAAGATTAAGCCATCCGATTACGCAAGTAAAACAACAATGGCAGCAAATGCTGATACAATCTTACAACCAATTATAGCCGCTTTGGGTGGGGAATTAAGTCCAGATAAAATCAAGGAATTATTTGATGTAATGACTTATGGTGCTACCGAGGCTACACAACCAATCACAACACTTGCTGAAAATATTCTAACATTAACGGATGCTATAGCTAGTGCAACTGACCCCGCTAAGAAGAAAGAACTACAAGACCAAATGGATATTCTAAAAGGTTCACTACAAAGTCAAGTAGAGCAACAATCAGTTCAAGTAAGCCTAGCTAGAACTCCTCAAGCACAAATTCAAGGCGACGTATCCAATCCATTCACTCAGAGTGCCGTAACAAGCATTATAAATCAAACTAAGAATCTTCAAAGAGGGTACTATAGAAGTGAAGCAGGTGGAAATCTATCTGAGAGACAAATCTCAGCTCTAGAAGCTACATTCGAGAAAGCCGCTTTCCCAATTCAACAAGGCGCTCAGTTATTCTATGAAACCGTAGAAGGATTAGACCCCAAGTTTATTCCTATTGCTGAGAAATTCCTAGAGGCCGCTGGTATGCAATTACAAGCCGCTCAACAAAAGAATGTTGATTTCCAACAATTCAAAGACGTTGATAGAGGAACTCTAGAAAGAGCTGCACAACAATCAATCGCTCTAAACAATCAATGGAAACAAAAGTTTGGTTATACCGGAACTACGGAACAGCAAATTGCTATTGCAAAAGATGGCGTTGCTAAACCTCTAAAGGCAGACTTTAAGATTTTGGCTATGCTACTTGAAAAACTAGTAGACCAGGGACAGAAACAACTTGACGGTATGTTTAACATGCCCGAGGGTTCATCTTTCTGGGTTAACCTAGCAGCCGCTAAGATGGATAGAGAAACAAGAGCCGCTCAAAATACGGGTGGTGGAAAAGGATTTGGTATTACTACCGGGGAAGGCCCATACATTGGTACTCAACCTTTAGCTAATATGACACCAAAGGCTATAGATAATACATCCTATCTAACAAGTCTATTGACAAGCCCAACTCTAAGAAGCAAATCACTCTCGGATACTGCAGAACAACAAAGAGCAAAAGAGTTAAATTCATTCTATAGCAATATGCTATCCAATCCAGCGCTTGGCCCAAGAACACCAACCAGTGATAGACGTGACTTAATCGGTGACTCTAGAAGCGGTGGTGCGCCTTTATCAAAGGATAGTTTCTTAGATAAGATTCAGCAACCTCTAAAAGACGCTATGAAAGGAACAACTCCTATCAAGCTTGATAACACTATCACACAAAACTTAAACGTTAGATTTACCTCTAACACAACTTTGACACTAGACGGTAGAATACTTGCTAGTATCGTAAAGCAGTACATGGCCTCTGATATGTCTAAGGCAACCTCTACAAATAGCACAAGTAGTGCTTACTTTGCGGTATAGGAGATAAATTATGGATTGGAGACTCAACTCAATTAGGATTTTCGTTGATAAAAGAACAGGTGGAGGGAGACAAACTCTCCCTCTACTACAACCCTTGGCCGGGGGAACAGTAGTTCAAATATATGGATATGAATCAGACACAACTCAAATAGGGGGATTAGTAGTTGGGTCAGGTGATATGTCCTCTTTATTACTAACTAAACAAACTGGCTTAACTTACCAATTAACTTCACCGGAGGGAGTAGTTGGTGACTTTTATGTAAAAGATGTAAAATATTCTAGAATTCAAGTGGTTATGCAGACAATGCGTCCCGATTTGAGTTGTTATGCTCCGGTTTACAATGTTGACTTAGATTTGATTCCAGCAAGCGGATACTTCTTAATACCATGAAATTATATGCTAGTGCTACCAATACAACGGGCATAATAAGCGCCCAAGTAAATAATAGTCATACTGCCCAAACCGCTGTAGCTCAAATTGAGGCTATTAATACTACTTTGGATATAGGTAGCTATGTGGAATTAGATTTGGGTTACACGGACAATCACTTAAAAGTATTTAGTGGCTATGTTAAGTATATCGAACTAAAAGAACCTACAAAGACTTATTCTATTACTGCTAGTGATGTGCTTGTAAGAGCAATGGATTATTTTATTGCTGCAAGTAATCCAGATGCACCATTGAATTATAAGAATATTAAAGCCGAAACACTGGTGGGAAATGTTCTGTCTCAAGCCGGATTAACTAACTATGTAGGAGATTCTACACTATTTACTTTTGGCATAAATAACTCGTTTGATGTAAACTTAACTAGTTCATATGATTATGCAAGATTCATTTGTGATATTCTTTCATATAATATTTATGCAGATTTAAATGGTCAAATACATTTTACTAGAAGATTACCTTACGTAGTTCCCGGAGATGTATCTATAGGAACTATTACAACGAGCAATTCTATTTCAATGGCTTATTCCAAAACGGATAAGGATTTGAGAAACAGAGTGGTAGTTTATGGTGCAGAAGGTATACATGCAGAAGCATCTGCCGTATCACCTTATCTACCAGGTGGATTTTATAAATCCGTTGTGGTGGCTGCACCCACGGTATTTGATAATCAAGGAATGGCACAGCAATCAGCAGATTATAACTTAGAGTTATTGAATAAACTTACCGAGAGTGTTTCACTAACAATGATAGGCAATCCACTTATTCAACCTAGACAAGTAGCTACAGTAGTAAACACATCTCTAGGTGTTTCGGGTGATTGGTATATTTATTCAGTAAGTCACACACTAAATAACTCAGGTTATCAGACGCAAGTAGAACTAAGGAGATAAAAGGATAAGGATGAATGTTCAAATTATACATAAAACAACAGATATTTCAGAATATGTCATAGACTATACTAGAGAACAAAACATCTGTTCTGGTATTGGTACTTTGAATATTACACTATCAAGTAAATACACTACGGTTGTAAATACTTGGGATAAGTTTGTCTTGTTCGAGGAAGGCAGACAAGTAGGAGTATTTTATGCTAACATTATTACAAGCAATCAACCCGATGGGAAAAAGATTGTTTATTGCCAAGACGGGACTAAATATTTAAATGATTACTTTATTTCAGATAGCTATCTCATTGACTATTATTCTGAAACAGGTTATTGGATTACTAAATTCCTATCCGATGCCGGAGTACCATCGTACAATGTTGCAGGCGATGGAGAACCTATTTCAAATAATACAAATCTAGGCTTATCAAGTGCTTATGAACAAATCGTACCTTTACTACAAATGTCCGGTTGGTACATGCACTTTGAAAACGATACCTGTATCATAGGTGATTTACTCTCACAAGGTGCTCCTACTTTAAAAATAGATAACACGGATATTCTAAATATTAAATTAATTAAGAATGATAAACTACTTAGAAACCGTGCTTTAGTTCTTGGTAGTACAGACCCCGTTACGGGTGGTTGGATTACCGCTGACTTACATAGAATAACCAACTATAACTATGATGCTAATGATTTAAGAGCTGCGGTTGTAAGTAACAACGCCATACCTAGCAAAGCAAAAGCTAAAGAGCTAGCTTCTAAGATGCTTTCTGCTTTTGGTGATATTACTATTGAAAAGCACATTCAAGTTCATGGCGCTAGAAATGTTAAGATTGGCGACTTTGTAGAAGTAGCTAATGGTGTTTGGAGTGGGATTGGACTAGTAACATCCGTTGGCTCTGTAATGAGTAGGGAGGGTCTAATCACTAACATAACTCTAGACGAAAAATGTCCTAGACTCTTTACATGCTTTAATCCACAAAACCTATTTGATTCCTATGGCTATGACTTTGTATATGCTAGTACAACTACTAGCGGTGTATTTAGAAAACACCTAGAGGGAGATACTTGGTATCCATTCTCATCTGGTTTGCTAAATCATAACATTGTAGACCTTTATGTTAATAAGGGTGTTCTATCTTGTATTGATGTTACCGGGGTGGCTTATACCGCTTCTGAATCAGAGGGCATTTGGAGACCTGTTACAATTAGTGGTCTTAAATACAACTATCATAGAGATGGTGGCGCAGTAGACTCTACATTCTCAGGAGCTATTTATGCCAGAGGTATTATACATGATAAAGTTAACAATCATGTTAGAATAATTGCTGACAATAGACCTTATCCAGTAGAATGGAATTACTTTGATTGGTCTAAGAATCCACTAATGATTGCAACTAGTCCTGGCAATTTAGCTTGGGTGCTTGACGTAGAACCCTATACTAGACACATTGCAAATACTTTTCCAATTGTCTCATCGGGGGATATAAACATCTGCGCTTTAGATATTGAGAATGATGGTATAAATGATTATACCTCAATCCTAGTAGCGGGTAGTGGTATTATAACTACATCCGGCCCAGATAATGAACCTAACTTTGGACATACACATTTTCTAGCAAATAGATATGCAGTATCTACTGTTTATGGTGACGGCAATACAAACTCAGCACAAAATGAACCACCCGGAGAAGTAGCGTTCTTAGATACTACTATTGACAAAACCTACGATGCAATTTCACCAACATCCATGTCAACTATCTATGCCTCAGATAATTATAATGATAGAGAATTTTCTTATATTCGTGTTATCTCAAGCGTACCTCATCTATTTGTTTATAAGATAGTAAATGGATTATTTGTATTAGACAGTAATACTACAATTACTCTTACGGATGGATTTTCATCAGGAACTAGTAGAGGTATATTAGGACTATACAAAGTTAGTAATACTTTATATAGATATTATTATACAATTCAAACATCCCTTGGACAACCAGTACACTTGTGGCAAATAAGTGTAACACCGGGAGGTAGTTCAACAAATGTTGAGGTTTATGTATCTACAAATCAAATAAGTAACTTAATGAGTTCTAGTTCTATTGGGGATATTCTTAGAGTTGGGTTCATGGAATTTAATGGAGCTAATGATTTTAATGTCAATGTTTCTACTATAGATACTACGATTGGAACTTATACAAACACTACACTATTTCAAACAATACCAACGGCAGGACATAAAAGAACTGGAAACTCATCTGGAATACGTTATACCGCTTTTAATTTCATGGAAACAAACGCTCAAATACATTGGGTGGTTACCTATGTAGACTATTATAACTTTGATTTTGGTGATTATAAAAATGCAGATGTTTATTTAGTTTATGATAACGTATCCAATTTATATTATAGTACCTCTAAAGCCCCCGGTGCGGGTGTTTTTAACATAGCTTTAAACTATACATTCTTAAGTAAATACAACTATGTTGATTATTTATTTACCTATGTTTGGTATGACTCTAGAGACTATGCAGGTGGGCCAGAAGTAGTTAAAGCGATTTCCATTTGTTCAGATAATACAATTACGGTAGCAACAACTACTTCCGCAGATTCTAGAATAACTAATGAAAAAGATAAAGGAAATACTTTAGTTCTTAATTCAAAACATTCCTTTCCAAGATTGTCTTATAATGCTTCAACTAATAAGTATTTTAGAATGAACGATTTTAAGACTTGGGGAAGTTCAAACTTTGATGAAGTAGTAGTAACTGGACTATCCGCACTATATGGAATATATGATACCCCGGATTCAATAGATGATTCTATCTATATAATTGGTAGACGTTCTAGCGATAGTAGTGTTGGAACTTTCGGAATAAATATTAGTAACTTTACTATAAAGAAGGAATTCCTAGTTCTACCAACATCTACAACCTCAAAAGGTTTGTATGGAAATATGGGTAACTTTTTTTGGAGAACTTTCAATACCCCAGTAGTTATCTATGTAAAGAACTTGACTGGATTTACTGGTGCTACCTCTACTTTGTTCAAAGTTATGCAAAGAACTGGGGAAGTATTTAAATTAGTTCATCTAGGAATAAGTGCAGACAGATTAGATATTTCAAATCAATTTCCAATTGTAGCAGCTGGTGTAGGTCTATATGATACAAATATCTTAAATTCCTATTTAGGAACTTTAATAGATGTATCAGTAATCTCACCTTCGGGCGATATTATCAATGACCACCGTTATATGGAAGTGACTGATTTAATATCCGGTATTCAAAATAAATATTTTATATATTCTACCCCAAGCGGAATTTGTCAAAAGCTAATTAATTATGATTCTACTTTAGGGGAATCACAATCACTCTTTATCCCCGCCTCTGGAATCCCTACTCAAATAGAAACTACTACTAACTTGTATCTAAATCAACACATATTCACCGCAATTTCGGGAAGTTTCTTTCAAATGAGTTTAATGAATCCAAATGTGTGGTTTGAGTATAAAACCGGATTACCTGGTGATGTAGTAATTACTAGAATCAGAGTAGACGATAGGATTTAGGAAAACTATGCAAAATTATGATTATCAAATTCTAGACCTAATCAATATGTCTAGAAGACAATATGAGGCTAGAGCCTTGGTTTTGGGTGGTATAGCGTCTTCATCGGGAGGGTCGGGTGGCCCTCCGGGTGGATTCGTGGGTTGGTTACCACAAAGACGTGTTGCGTATGATACTGCGGAACTAGCTACTCTTTATACTCCTCCCTCTGGTGAATCCCTTTATGATAACCTAAATCATATTAGATATAGAATTCAGATTCTAGAATCCGGCGGTGGTGGACATAGTATATATACTGTATCATCCGGTTATCCACAGAGAAGTAAACTAAGATTCTTAGGTAGTGTAGTTGTTACGGATAACCCTGGAAATAATTCTACCGATGTAACTATTTCCGGAGGTGGTGGTTCTATACCCGACCAAGCGGATTCCACTCTAACGGGTAGAGCCGTGGGTGCAGGAACGGGAACACCCGGAGAACTGTCCGCATTACAAGGAATAAAGGTTCTAGCGACAGAATTTGGCTCTTACGATGAAACTTTAAAAACTCTTTCACTATATAAACCATTTAGTGAAACCATTTGGTCTAATGGAAAGACAAGTCTAAATATCTTTGGTGAATCCCCATCCTATCCTTATTACAACTCTTTTGGTTTTGGTGCAAGTCCTGGAGTAGCTGGTTATTATGCTAATGGAACTTTTGCTTCTAGAAGTAATGTTAGTAATTATAATACTTTACTTGGCATAGAAACGTTGGGCTGGGCAGATGGAGACTGGCAATGGGGGCCTGCAATATATTTCAATGCAGATGACGATTGGACTAGTTCAAATCAAACGAGTAAGATTGTATTTTATACAGTATTAGGAACTACAGGAACGGATGCTTTTACAATTAGAAATACAAGTGTAAACATTCCGGCAGGAAGTACATACAATATTGATGGTGTGCCACACACACACGGGCCTAGTGCGGACATATCCCCCGCTATAGCAAGGAGTTGGTTTTTATGAACATTTTAGTTTTAGATAGTACAACAAAAGCAATAAAAGGAGTTTTACTTAGCGGGGTTTCTACACAACCCGCATTTACGGTTCACTATGCTGAACATAATTTATCTACAGGTTCTTTTATAGAAAAATCAAGCGACGGTGTGTTTAACTCTACTACAGATATAACCATTCTAGATGCTCCTGCATCGGGAATTTCTAGAGTAATTAGAGAACTAACCATTTACAATAATATGGGAGTTAGTATCACCCCTAGAATTTATTTAGACAATAGCGGAACTCAAAGAAACATAAAGAGTTCCGTAATTGTAGCGAGTGGAACTTTCTCATTGTCGGATGGAACTAGTGTCTCTAGTTCTTCAGTTACGGTTGTGGATGCCGATGCTACCACTAAAGGCATCTTAAAATTAACAAACCAGTTAGGTGGAACTGCCGATTTACCTACGGTGAATGGTATTACGGAAACTGGAGGGCCAACCGCTCTAACTATCGGTAGTATTCCAGACGGGTATCAAGTAGTTAGAAGCGGAACTAGTTTAGTAGGAACTCAAGCATATTCAGATTGGAACTCACCCTCTGTTTCACCTACCTATTCCAGTATAGATGGTGCTACTGGAGTTGTTTCTTTTGCTGCTGACATGACATCTATTTTGTCAAATGGAATGAGAGTTAAATATTCTCAAACACAGGCATTAACCGCTTATTGGACATTTGATACTAATTCAACTCCTGATGTTGGCTCGTTTACTATGTCTAACATAGCTACTCCAACCTATACGGCTGGAAAATTTTCTAATGCTCTAACTCTAAACGGAACAACACAAGCCCTATCAATCACGGATACGGTCACACTACAGCCTACTAACAACTTTACTGTAGGATGTTGGTTTAAAACTAGTAATACGGGTGCAGCTAAGGTACTATTTCAATCTTACTCAGAAAACCCATATCCAGCGGGAATTTATTTATCTATAAATTCTTCAAATAAGTTAGCCTTTAACTCAGGAAAATATTCTGGAACTACCGCAGGTATAGATTATTCAGTAATTTCGGGTACTACAACTGTAACTGATGGAAATTTCCATTATGTTGTGGCAATCTTTAGAAACAACTTTGTCCAAATATATTTAGATGGTGCATTAGAAGCATCGGGATACTGTATAACTCCCTTTTATGTAGCTACAAATTACATTAGAATCGGGTGTGGAAATAATGCAGGAACAGACATATCTTTTATGAATGGACAAATAGATGATTTGTTTATAATAAATGGGTATGCTTTGGACGAACAAACCGTAAAAGTAAAGTATATAGCATCTACGGCACAGGGAACGGGCAGTATTACTCTTACCAAATATGGAATAGTTACTAAAATGGGTAATTATTCCGCTGGAGCTACTCTTGTAACTTTTTGGGGTGGAACAGACCATTCTCTAGTTAATGATACAATCTCTAACTTTAAATATTCATCAGTTAAAATACCTAGTGGATTTCCTATAAATAAAGCGAAGTGGAGTGTAACAGTATCAGATATAAATTCCCAACTGCAAGCTTCACCTACCGCGTCCACGTGGTATAATCTTGGCTCAATATCTTTAGTTATTCCCATAGGAATTTGGGATTGTAGATATAAATTGAGAGCCGATGTTATTATAGCTAGCGGAACAAGCATTGGTATTAGGGCAACTTTTTCCACAGCGACTAATTCTGAAAGTAATAGTGATACAACCTGCAATAGTGCAGTAGCCTCCGCAACTACCTATTCTCCTTTCTTTTCAACGCAGTTTTCGCTCTATCTAACAGCGAAAACAACCTATTATCTAAATTGTTTGACTGGCACTGCGGCTACAACGAGCATATCTTTCCGTGGAGATTTGGCAGCAACGTTGGTTGTTTGTACACTTTCTTATTTGTAGGAGTAGTTAAATGTCAAGAAACTTATATGAAATACAAGAATGGCTTATAACCTTTCTGGCTTTCATCTCTAGTGTAGGATTCGCTATGAGAATAGTAGCTAGAAGGGATTTTTCGAGAGTAATAGATTTACTTGTTAGAATCTACTTTACGGTAATATATGCTTATTTTGCCCTATACATTAACGACTTTCCTATGGATGCTCGTGGTATTGTAGTTAGATACGGATTGACCGCTTTATTTATGGCAGAAAGTATTTATCATTTATTTCTAATGCTCTCACACTTTAGAATCACTTGGAACGGATGGATGCCCCATGTTACTATTAAATAAACTAACAACGCTGTTTATAGATATACCAATGCCAACCTATGGAGAAATTGGTGTAATGCTGTCGGTATTACTCCCAGCAATAATATATCTATTGGGCAGAATCTTAGAAAAAAATAAATTTGATAAAGAGAATAAAAAGATTGATGCTGATGCAGAAGCAACTAAGGCTAGTGCTAGAAAAATAGAATCTGAGGTTGCTCAGAATATTGTCGAATCCGCTAATGCACTAGTCTCGGAGTATAAGGAAATGCTAGAAGCATTATCTAAGAAATACGCAACTCTAGACGAAAGATTACAAGCTACTGAATCAAGACTAGACGACGAAATAAAAAGAAGAATAAGGGGAGAGAAGTTAACCATTGAGTTATTTCATGGATTCAATGAAGTATTGAAACAATTGAAGGAACTCAACATAACACCCGCTTGGAAACCAGATGGTAAACTAAATGCAGCCCTTGAAAAAATGCAGGAGGAAAAATGCTCAGATTCGGAATAGACATATCTAAATATGATGGTGTAAAAATTGATTGGGATTTAGCTAAGACTAAACTGGATTTCGTATTTATAAAGGCTTATGAGTATACTCAGGATTCAGCATTTGCTACCAACTGGAATAATTCAAAAGGTAAAGTTCCCAGAGGGGCTTATTACTTTTGGAGACAATCCACTGAGTTAATCAATAAAACCCGCACAGATGCTTTCTTAAAAGCTATTGGTGGAAAAGATTATAATGGTGAATTACCTCCTGTAATAGACCTTGAGGATACTCTAGCGAATAGAGCCTTGGTTTTCGGGCAGATAGACGAACTCTCAGAAAGAATTAAAAACACGATTGGAAGATACCCTATAATCTATACGGGGTTGGATTATTGGAAAACAACTTGTCAAACCAAAGCCAGTAAAGCTTGGTGTGATGCTCACATCTTTTGGTTTTCTTTACCTAATGTGGATTATAGTAAAACCTTTGAGCAGGATTACTTAGCAATCATGGCAGGAACTAAGCTGCCACAAGTACCCAGCGTACCCAATATAAGTACCTTAAAATTCCTCCAGTGGTCATATAGGGGTAAACCTAGAGACATTCCCGGTTACCCCACAGGTTTCCTAGATAAGAAAGAAATAGATTTCAATTTCTTTCTAGGTACAGATGCAGAATTTAATAAGCTAGTTGGCACAGTGGAGCAAATCCCCAGTCCAATACCATATGAGATTACTTTAGAACAAAAGGTTTCAATACTTTGGAATGAATATTTAAAATCACATCCTAACAATTAAATACAAATCATCCCCTAGAAGTAGCCTTTCTAGGGGATTTTTTTATCAGATTTTTTGGGAATTCAATAAACTCATGGCAGGAAAGAGGCCAATTTTATACAAAGTAAGGGGGATATAAGCAAAGTTTAATAAGAAACCAATAGAAACTTATTCAATATAATCGAATTCGTAATAACGACTGAGATTCAAAAAATAGAAGCGACGTTCGATTTAACACAAAGCGATTTATTTGAAAAAATACTGCGACGTTCCTGGGGTATACAACCCGCCGGAGTCCACAAAGCACAGCCCGCTTTTTTCAGGCAAGGGGGGGGGGATATAGAACAAAAAAGCCAACTAATGAAAGTTGGCTTATGAAAGTAAGTGGGGGAATTGTAAGGTAGTGTTAGTGCATAGCGTTTTGTGCCGTGTGACCAATGTTCACAAGCGCACCCCACAAGTCGGCCAGTGAGATATGAACATCTTGCGTACCCGCCGCATAGCATAGCACGTACACAATAACCACTATGCAAAAGACAAAGAGCAAAAAGCCTAGTAAACCTTGTCCGCGTTCACTTTCAAAAAGTTTAGTATCCATGTTGATTATCCTTATGAGAAAATGTTGGCGGGTGACTTGTCCAAACATCACCCGCCGCAAGTGAGAAAAAACTAGGCGACCTTTTCGACCTTTACCCGCGTGCCCGTGCCCTTTTCAATCTTAGGCTTATCGGCCACTTTCCAGGCGGGGTTGTCCTTACCGTCTTTGTCAACGGGGCGGATAGCTAACCATGCGGTATTGAGTGCATCAAAGTGTACTTTGGTGGCGATAACCTTGTCAGCGTAGTCGATAATTTCGCGGCGGGTAGCTTTGTATACAACCGTTTCGTCAATGCCAAACGTGTACACGTCGCTATCCTTGCCACCGTACTTGGGCAAAAGACCGGTTTCCAACATAGTCTTGGTTTCGACCGCGTTGGCGTAGTTTTGAGCGGTTGGCGATTGGGTATCGAGTAGCGTGTACATAGGGGCGAACACGCTTTGGGCAAGTGCGGTCTTTTCATTACGCTTGCAAAAGTAAGTAGCCATTGTATAACCTTTCCGGGTAAGAACCCTAGGTCATGTTCACGCGAACATGTAACCTTAGCTTAGTATAGCACGACATGTAAGCATATGCAAGTACCCTAGCAAAACCCAAACTCCGAACTTAGCTTTCTGTACACCATATTCAAATATGTACTGAAACGCGAACAGGAACTGCTCAAAAACATTTGCTCAACTAAATTCTGGGGAAAAATTCTTATCGAAGTAAATCAGTCATATAAGAGTATGTGTTTGTTCTATACAGCCCTCTCTTTTTACACATCTTCTAATATTTCCCTATATATTTACTCTTAGCACTATTTACACAAGAATATTTTTTGACGTTTCTGAATATATTCTATTATTAGTGTTCTATGTTATCGCATATAATGGTTCATTTATATGTTTACCTTATAATAATTAGTCTACGTGTTTATATTTTCTCCCGCTTATATTCCTATATTGGTATATACCACTTACTCTTCTATTACCTTCTACTATGCCTTCCTCCGCAGATTTGGGCATATTTCGCCTAATATCGCCTATCGAAAATGTCATTTTCCTACAATTTTTTCATCATTTTATGTCGTTTTCGGAAACAAATTGGTCAAAATTTGTTGTGTTCGGCCAATTTTTTCGTGCTATACTATAGGGGCGGGTGGTTATACATGCCCGTGCGATTACATTTTAACTTCGAACTTCAAATTCAAAAAAGGATAAAAATATGTCTGGCGTAATCATGGATGGAGTTCAATATGAACAATGCAATGGCTGTGGGCATCACATTTCAATTAGCAAACTGTACAATGAACCGCCCTCACCTGCTCACCCAATCGGGCGTACACTTTGCTCCCGATGCAAGTTTGATGCAGACAAGCAAACCCTACTTGACCAATTGAAGCAAGTTGCCCCGATTATTTCTCAACCTATCTCGGCTGAGGCTTGCACCTTCGGAAAGTTACTTGATGCAGATATATATGAACCATACAAGGAAATCTTTCCCAACCTGGATGATGGTTTTGTAGCTCAGTATCATGTATGCTACCACCCAGAGCATCAATTCCCCATTCCTTTATACGCGATGCGTTCCGGCAGAACAATTCAGTTCTACAAGCAAGTTAGTCAAAAATGGAGTTAGTGACACACCATCCGTATTTGAAGTAATTCGAGTACGGTTATGTGTAACCAACTGACAAAAGGATAAGATTATGAAGAACAAACAATTTGCTTTCCTTCGGAGTTACAAGTTCAATATGAATTGGGCACGACATTTTGCCTTCGGAAATGCCCTTCGCAATTACAATTACTATTGCCCAATCAAGTTTGCCTGGAAAGGTAAATAACATGGAAAATAAACTTCTAAGACTCAATTCACCGGAAGCCGAACGTTGGCCTCGCACACTTCGAGTGTGGAACTTGAAGTATGATGACTTTCCTATGATTGAAGTTGTTGAGAACATGGTTGCCTTCACTTGGTATCAGAGTGGTGAAAAGCGCGATGAAATTCTTGAGTTTGAAACTCCGGAGATGGCTAACGAGTTTCATGCCAAGTGTTCAGATGCCGAAAAGCAACGTGCAGACGCCTTTTGGGGCGTACAAGGATAATCTTATGACAGACTCCAATTTACTTGCCGAGTTACAATACGTACTTGATTTGCTGCACCGTGCTAAACAAGATGGTAAAGCAATTGTCCTGTTCCCCGATGGAACTATCTCAGTATTAGGGGATATTAAAAAGACTGAGAATAATCCGCATACGGGCAAGTTTAGCCTGAAAGCCAAGGCTGCTACTACCGTCAAGATGACCGTGCCGGGTACACCAGTTCTACCATTATATGCCGAAGGTAGTTGGGTACAATTTGGTAAATCTGGCAAAGTCCTGCATGATAAATCCCGTGTCAAGGAAATTAAGGAGATGCGGGAACAGGGTGAACGAATTTGGGCTTACCTGCTTTCAGAAAATGATAATCCCACTCCCGACCATTCAAAGAAGTTCCGCTATACCAATATTGGTATGTTCAACCTGAGCGATGGTGATACTCTCTTTGTTGAGTTGAAGTCTAAAAAGGTTATTGAGTATCTTCACGATGGAATTGCTTGGTTTGATAGCGTAACGGCTGAGAATGAAGCAGCTAGACCGGGCAAGGTAGTTTTTCGAGAAACCTCTGCTAATCCCAAAAATCCTGAATATTACAAGCATGAAGAATCTATTGTGAAACAAGCCGAGTTATCCAACGACCTGAAAGCCATGTTCAAGAACCTGCGTGACTTGGGTGCATTTGTCACAGCCAATCCTCTTGAAGAAGCTCTTAAAGATTACAAAGCTAAAATTCACATAGGTTTCATTCACACTCCGACCAACACGGTGGTCTTGTGGCCAGATATTGTCAAAGACAACTACACCCGCTGGGAATATGGCGATAAAGTCAAAACCGCCGCTGAATGGGAACTCAGAGTATTCATGGGTCAGGTAATCCCCGTACAAACCTTCTAAAAAATTCAATTCACAATCTAAAACCCGCCAAAAGGCGGGTTTATTATTATCCAAAAGGAGATTGACTATGAACGAAAAAGACTTCAACAAAAAGTCCTTTAGACTGTTTCAGCGTCTGGCTTTGAAAGAGGCCCGTTATTGGGCTGAACATCAAAAGGCTCAACAACAACTTGATATTACTCTTGAATTTCGTTGGCACATCAAACCTACCATGAGTGAGGATGAAGCGGCTAAGCAATTCAATCGCTTCAACATGGATAAGCACATTCATTCTCTTACCAGCTTTGTTGAAAAATACTGGAATGATTGGCGAAAATCGTTTGACCTCGAGGAATGTAAGGGTCTGCTTCCTCCGCTTTCATCTTTCAAGGACAAGCTTGACCAGGCTTTGGAGGCACAATGAAATCACTCTTTGTTGAAAAACTCACAGCCGAGGATGGCGTTTATCTTTCCAGCGTTCTCAAGAAATATGCACACCCGAGGAACGCTGGCTTATTTAGTGACCGTCAGTTTGCCCTTGTGATTGAACCCCGCAAGACTGATGAACCCATCATTGTTTACTTGTACTTCGATGGTACGGATGCTGAATTTGAGGCAGGATGCGATATGGTATCCGTTGAACAAATTGGAGACCGCTACAAGATTTATTTAATGTCTGATAGTGGAGTGAGTATCGAATTGCTCGCCCAATCTTTAACCGTAGGAGTATAAAAATGTCCCTTTCCCTGTTCTTTGAATTGCTTTTTGTAATCTCAGCAGTAGGTGCATTTCTAGCCTACATCATTCCATAAAAAAGGAGGATAACATGCCTAACCCGTTCTGGATTATGATGATTTTGCTTGTGATTGTACTCATTGCAGCCGCTATTGCCAATGCCAACGGCCAGCCAACACCCGTTCCACTTTATTTGTAAAGCATGGGAAGGACTACATCTAGTAGTCCTTTAAAACTGAGTAAGTCGGTTCGCTAGAGATTAAAGGATGTTCAGAGCTATAAGCCGGGACACGCCAAGTGCTTGCTCAGTTTTAAAGGTCTATTAGTTTTGATAGACCTAATCTTATACAAGGAGACTCGTTATGAACGAAAAAATCGTAGAAACCTTTGAAGAAACCCCGCTCAAACCAGTAGAGCATGTTACTAAGATTTCTTCAATTGGTATCACCAAGAAGAACAAGAGCCAGAGCAAAAAGGCTCGCAAGCAGTCCAAGGCCTCCCGCCGTATCAATCGGGGCAAGTAATGTTCAGGATTAAAATTGGCCCGTTTGAACTTGAACTAGATTACGCTGGATTGGTAATCTTGTTCTTGATTATTGCAGTAATTATGTACAATAAATAAGAAGGTTATCATGCACAAGACTCGCAACGACCGCTACAAGCAGGTAATTGGCATCACGGCTGAGGAATTGGCCGCTCTTGAGCAGGGCAAGAAAATTGGTGGTAAATCTACTACCAAACCCAGCTTAGAGGATTACGATGCTGAAGCATCCAAAAGCAAGAAAAACAAGAAGGAGCACTAAATGAACCACCCAATAGTCTATGCCATTTGTGGAGTATGTGCAGTTCTTTTGGGCAGAATTGCATTGACTATGGATTATCCAGCGTGGCAAAGGCTCTTGGCTGCTTCCTCATTTTGTCCTTCAATCGTACTACTCGGAGCGTTCGCATGGTTGTTAATAAGAAGATAAAAGCCCTGGTAATTACAATAGGGTTTATTTGTCTGGCTGTGGCAATCGGTGGCTGGTTAGCCATAGTCCTAAATTCCATTCAGCCAAGTGTTCATTAAGGAGGTTCTAAATGAAATTCAGTAAGTTATCGCTTTTGACAGTATTGCTCGTTTTGTTCACCCTCATCACCAGCGGTTGTTACTGGAACGCGGACGTTAACCCGAACCAGGTGGCCGTGCAAATGGAGTCCAACAAGATTGTGAACGTGGTTGGCCCAGGCATGTACAGCGGTGGCGCTCTCGCTGAAATCAAGGTCATCAACGTGGATGCACTTACGTTCAGCGTTGAAGACCCCGAGGTGCTTACCTCGGATAATCAGGCGATTGGCTTGAAAGTGACCATCCAGGCTCGCCGCAAGTCCGACAAGGACTCCGTCATGAACTTGATGACGAATTGGTCTACATTGACTGATGATGGTAACTTTGTGAACACGGTGGCCGCTACCGCTCGTGAGGGCATGAAGAATGGCGTTCGTTCATTCACCCTGGACAAGTTGCTTGATGACCGCAATGGTCTGGCCAATAACATCAAAGACCAGCTTGAGCAAGACTCTGAAAAATATTCTGCAGAAATCATCAATGTGACCATTGAAAACGTTGCCCCGTCTGCTGAATACATGAAAGCTTTGAACGACAAAGCCTTGCTGCGTGTCAATACCGAAGTTGAGGTTCAAAGGCAGTCGTTGATTAATCAACAGGCTGCCAATGACATCTTGCAGGCCGAAAAGAGCAAGACCGTCTTGGAAAAGCAGCTCGACGTGCAGAAAGCTCAAACCGCTATTGATGTTGAAATCGCCCAGCGTGAAGGCAAGAAAGTTGCCGCCGCCCAGCAGGTCTACACCGATAACCCGCAGGCATTTGAACTCAAGCGCCTGGAACTCATCCAGCGTATGTTCGGTACAGGAACGGTTTACTTCATCCCCGAAGGAACCGACTTGACCCAGTTCTTTAATACCACAGGCACTAACATCGTGCCCGTTCCCCAGCCCTAGGAGGTAATCGTGGGTATCGGCATAAAGTTCTTGTACAATATTGTACAGTTTGGTGGCATGGCCCTGGTAATCCTACTTGTGGTTTGGCTCTCAGTCAAATTGCTCTGGATTGCGGTGAAGTTCGTTGCCCCAAAGATTGGCCTGGATGCTCAGGAAATCCTTTCAACCATGCGTGGCTGGTTACCACGTTGGCTCAAACGCAAGCGAGCTGTGAGGAAATATGAAAAACGCAAGGATTAACCCCTGGTATGTATTACTGGCCATGTTGTTTGTCTTGGCATTGATTGTAGCGGCTTGTGGCCCTGCTGAGGGGAACACCAACTTACCTGGTGCGCCTAAACAGGAAGCATTTTCCACTACAAGGGTATATGAAGTTACCATAGAAGGCAAAGTGGAAACCTTAACAAAGTACAGCACTTGTGGTGCAGATGCCATTTCGGGAAATACACCAAGTCTAGTGGTCACCTGTCGTGAACCAGGTTCAATCAGTCAAGATTACGTTGTTTTGGCCACATCTTTAAAGAAAATTCACGATTAGCTCCATGTAGTAGGCAAGCACCGTAGCTCAGTTGGTAGAGCAAGCGGATACGCTGTGCATGGGTTCAAATCCCATCGGTGCTTCTGTTTCATACAATTCAAAAAGGAGACTGAAATGAAACAAGTAATATTTGATTTTCCAGAAACCGCTTCTGAGGCACTCAAGTTGCTAGTGAGTTCAGAATCGGACTCACCTATTCTCAATATTATTCCAACCCCGCTTATCTGCCAAGGTGTCCTGAAATACTTGGATGATAACCCAGATAACTATCTTCCACCAAGAGTTATGTATGTACTTGAGAAACGGCTTAATCTCAGTGAGTCTATTTTTGAGTGCAAAAAATTTGGTAAAGACGCTGAAAACCCGCCCAGTGGGTTTGATGCCTATCCTTACATTCCTCTTTGGTCAGATGAGTTTATTTTTACTATGCACAAAGCGACTAAACTGCTTAGAACTAAAACTGATACCATTCGTTTTGTAGATGCAGGCTCAGGCATGGGCGATAAGGTTTTACTTGCTCAGACATTCTTTGATTGTGTGTTCAAGACTACCGCTAATATCTGGGAGGGTGTGGAATATAATCCGTTCCTAGTTTCTCCGGCTAAAGCATTAAGAAGAACAATTAACGTGAAACAGGGTGATATTACAACCTGGGATTTCAAGAGCTACAATCTTATTTATGCCTATAATCCGATGACCCGCCCAGATGGTATGGAAGCATTTTTCAAGAATGTAATCAATACCGCAGACGATGATATTATTTGCGTGTTTTATAACGTGGACTCCGGTTGGCATGCTATGAGCAATCCTGAAATAAAGAAGCATTTCGAGAGCAATGATGGTAAGCTTTTCCTGTTCCACAAGGAGGCCTAAATGATAAAAGCCATAAATATCTGGATTGGTGACTTGAATAAGCACAAAATTTGGCCAATGTTTATTGCTTCAACAAGCATAGCTGGATTGTCTAAAGCTATTTCATATCTGGCTTTATTCACCTTTGCAAACAAGTTCATGTATCGCATCTTAACCGCAGAGGAAATGCAATATCTTCAATTATTTGTAATGATGTATTTTCTGAACCATGTTGCGATGTGGTACTACCATGAGTTCGTTGGAAAGAAGGTATTAAAATGACACTCAATCTTACTGGAAAACGTATCAAAGAGTTCAAAGAGGTTCTGGTAGGAAATGATACTGAACCTTATGGTGTAACCATTGAGTTTGATGATAACACTGTTCTTGATGTAAATGGTAACTATGGTGAAGGAGTTAATATCGACTATATTGTAGACCAGTCGCCGGATACTCAATTGGTAGAGCCGGAATGTTATTTGAACGTGAATACTGGCGATTTATATATTATAAACTGGAAACGCAATCGCTTAAATCCAGCAGACGGTTGGGTGCGTATTAGTAGAAAAGTTTGGGAACAGTTTAGTAAGTTGAGGTAACTATGGAAATTACTATTCTGAAAGTATATATAATCAAGTGGTTTCCAAGACAACAGACTATTTCCATGCAGGCCATTGACCGCTTTCCAAAAGGTTTCTCAACTATTCCTAGAACGGGACTTGGTGTTGAAATGTCCACAATTGCAGATTTCAGAGAAGGCCAAGTTAACAACATCACGGGTAGATTTGCAGCGGACAATTGGTATTTTAGTAAGTTAAACTAGCTCAGGCTAGATAACTAATCTTAGTTCGTCTCTCGAAAGGAGAATGTAAAATGAAACTTGCTCGTATCGCTCTGTTGTTTGTAACAATCATGACCCTCGTTTTGGCCGCCTGCGCCCCCGACCCATCTGCGGCGACCATCAACCCGCCCCTGCCTCCGGATGGCCAGGTTTACGCGGCTCACCTCGGCACTACCCTGTATTGGCTCAATCAGGCCGTAACGGGTGGAACGGGTACTTACATCCTGACCAATGGTGAGAATTACCTGTTCGCATGGGGAACACCCGGCGGTGGTGTTGGCTTCACCATGATGCGTAATGCCATTCAGTCCGGTGGTGAAGTTATGTTTGAAACCCCCATCAGCGGGTGGTTGAAAGCTACCTTCGGGCGTGGCACGATTGCCAACTACAAAGATATGGCAGCCTTGGTTCAATACCTGGAAAGTGACGGATGGAAAGTTGTCCCGGCAAGCAGCGTTCCCGCATTGCTCAAGCAGGCCATCACACGTGCCTATACCCTCTTTGTTGAGGCTGGCAAAAGCGCGGTGTCGGTCATGTTGAACAGCGGTGACCTCATCTCTATCTTTGTTATGCCTGTCACCGTCAAGCCCAGCGACGTGTTCGGTGAAAATCCATACGACATCTACCAGGATGGTATGGAATAATATAAGCAAGTAGTGTCAGTGCAACAAATGTAAGGCCCAGGGCTAGTGTGGTTCATCGCTGCACTAGCTCTTTCGTAAGACCATACTAAATTCAAGGAGGATAATATGCAAAACCTGGTTCTAATCATAATCGTGGCTTTACTCATTGCTCTGGGAATGGGTATGATGTCCACAGAGCGCGTTGAAATGCGTGACTGCCATATGAACATCTTAGGTGGATGGCATGGTTGTACTGTGAGTGAAGTATGCTACAAGCGTGGCTGGGTAGCACAAATGTTTCACTCACCTACAGACATTTATGACCATTGTGAGTCTGTTCCTACTTATTCAGTAAAGTGAGGTTGTTATGGATATTGAAACTCTGAAAGGTACACATGCCGGAAAGTTGCTGGATTATTTTCTCAAGATTGAGGAGGAACAATATCCAGAGTCTTTACGCCAACAAGTAAGAACCAGGCATGAAAAGGTAGTCAAGTTCATTTCAGAATTTGGTGTGGATATGGTTACTCTGAATACCTATACCAATATGATGCAGTTGTCTAATTCCCTAACCATCGATGTATTTGACAGTAAACGCTATGGCGAAGGGAAGATAAACATTGACCTTGGTTCAGAGGCTTGGGAACTTTGGGCCACTCGCGGAGACAAGCAATTCGATTTCCGCAGTTGGAAATGGATACCCCATATCGTGCAAATAACTATGGAAGAGGATGATTGATATGGAAACAGAAGCCGTTCTTGTAAACCACAAAGCACGTCCTTTGATGTTTAAACTGGATGAAGATAGCTACGTAATCGAAAGTCCACGTCACTCAGGGACTATGTTGGTATTGACCAAAGAGCAAGTGAATAAGGCCTCCGAGGTCAATTTACAAATAAAACCTGAGAATGAAGTTCTTTTAAATCATTTTCTTGTCAAGCAAGTACGCAAAAGTCTGAAAAGAACGTTAAAGGTAAAACGTGATGACCTTGAATATTGCATCTTTGACCTGCGGTGGGGTCTTGAAGGATATGAGAACATCTCAGTTAGTTTAGGCTTTGAGCCGGAAGACTTAGATGCAGCAATCAAGGAACTGAAAGAATTTGCTCTATCCTTTCCCGATAATAAAGGCTGGAAAGAGTGTATTAATTATCTCAAAGGCCACAAATTCTCTGATAAATTTAAGACCATCTCAGTGGATTTGAATTACTACGTGGAAACACATGGTGTTCGTGTCAGTTGCTGTGATGGTTTTGATGTGGAATATACTGAACATCTAAAGACTATCTTTCCATTCTTTTAGGAGATTACCATGTACACATTTTATCTGTTATTTATAACCACATTGCTCTTGAATATGCTGAACAATCTATCCGGCAAGCAAGTGCTGAACCTGCTAAAGGGATTTAATACCTTGTCCTGCGGAATGTTCATTAATACCAATTGGTTCTTGAACCTGATTATGAAATATTCTATGGTTGTGGTTTTGGATGAGGAGGTAGTCAATGAACATTAAAGAAACTATTATTAATCGTCTCAGATTGAGTAATTCTTTTGACCAATATGTTATGATGGCAGACCTCAAGGAAGTATTTTCCAAGTGTGAGCATTGTGGAGCGCCCATTGACCTTGAACGAGTAATCGCAGAAAAAAGTATTGAAGCAACTAATCGTTGTCCATTCTGTGGTGAGAACATTATCAAAGACTTTGTTATCTATGTCTTTACCTTCGAGTTTGAGGGCTGGATTTCTGTGGGTAAAACATTAGCACACCTTTGTGAAGCAGAGAACGGGAGATAACTATGTTAAACATTGGTCAACCTGTAAAGCATAACGATGGTAGCTTTTACATCTATTTGGGAGTTGTATTTGGTACTCTCAATCCAAACGGTGAAACAATGGTTATGGACAAGGAAGGTAATATCAAGTCCATTGACTCCTTTGATGCACCTATGACCGTAAGAAGCAGGAATTGGATGTATTCTCACATAGAGGATGCTGACGGAAAGCTTGTTGATGGCATCTACTCTGTGAACCTTGGGTTCTTTGGGTGTATTGAGAGTTTTGAAGGTCATGAAGAATTAAAGAAGGAAATATTGGATAGACTATTAGAAGTAATAGAGTTTATAGAAAGGAGTTAACTATGGGTAAAAAACGGCGCATTTATTTTGGTTGTGACCCAAGACTTCCTGCATCGTTTCAATTTACACCGGTGACTTGGTGGAAAGAACTATATTTATTTTTGAGATATTTACTTCCGTAACAAAACGCCCTCGTAGCTCAATGGATAGAAGCTCCAATCTTCTAAATTGGCAATCAGGGTTCGATTCCCTGCGAGGGCACTCTGGTGGTTCTCTTGAACATTCTTCCACAGCGGATTTAGCGACCCGCGAAAGTAAAAATAGAGTGTTCTAAACCCTGAGTAGTATAAGTAGTACAGCTCTGATGCGAATGATGTATTACGGCAATGTCCGTAATGAAGTTATAGCAGGAGAAGGTCTAGGTTCGATTCCTAGCCCGGGTCTTATTCAAAAAAGGAGATGACTATGAACGATTGGTTTGAAGATGTTCTTGAAATAAAGATTAAACTCTCTTACACAGATAGTTATCATTCCAAGATAACTAAAACTATTAAGTATAGGAGATATAATCGAGATGAAGCACTCGCCCAGTTATTCCTTGAACTTGGCAGAGATAAAAGATTCTCCAAAGTTATCAAGATAAATCTCATGCGCTCTGGCCCCATAGAAAATCCGGAGAAATAATATGACTAAGTATAATAAAGATACTGCAAAAGCTTATCACAGTAATCCCCATCCTACCAAAATAGACGATAGTGTTTCTGAAGTCTATCTGGGTAATCCTCTGGATAGGTTTAACAAACCGCCGCACCTTCATGCTGTTATTAGTGTAAAAAATAAACCCTTTTTGTATGATAACAGTACAATTTATCCAGACTCATATGAACTCGATGCTGGAATTCCATTCATTGTTGAAACAAAACACAGCGATGGTTCTGGGGGTTTGCGTATTGTATTTGCACACAATACTGGAGATGCTCTTAAATGTGTAAATTCATCTACACTTGTGTCAGCCGCAATTGTTCCTTGCAGTGTGCATGTTATAGTTCCTACAAAAGAATCTGAAAGTGAAGAATAAGCTATGAGTGATACATTAGCAATCTTAGCATACATCTGGATTATGCTGTTTGTTGGCATATTTGTTGGCCAACTTACAGATACTAAATTGGTCAAAGAACTTTTCAAGTCTGACTATGGCTTAGGAAACATTGGAGTACTCCTTACAATATTCTTTGTAGATTTCTTTTTCCTGCCTGCCGTAATCGGATTGTATATCTATCAAGCAGGAGATAAGAGATGAGAACTTTTGAAAAGCCACAGTTGCATATTACAAAGAGCGGTGAACTATCTATTTGTATCATTGTTTCAGTGGATAAGTCAAAAGACTCCGAACTTAAAATTGTAAAGGTCAAACAAGCTTTTCATGCGTTACCTCTGCTTAGTGTAATGGATGGTAGTAGTACAGTCCTAACCACCTTTGAAATACGCTCCATAGGAAAGGCCAACATGGAATTTGTCAACAAGTTTATAGAACAGTTCAAGATGGCACTACAGTCTATCAAATCAACTATCAAAGATAATGAACAGCAAGAACTCATGACACAAGCAAGGGCTGCTTTGTCTGAGATTTGTAACATCGAGATTTAAGGAGTAACTATGCTTGCAAGTCTAATAATAGAAGCAGCATGTGTACTAGTTTTTATACTGCTTGTAATTCTATTTGGTAAGACTGTGGCAATTGTCACATTCTTACTTGGATTATTACTTCTATTAACTCTTGCACTTATATTGGGAAGACTATGAACCCCATAACCATTCTGTTACTTATACTTGCGTATTTGCTTATGAACCAAGGAGAGTAAAATGAAACTGATTGCTGAAGAACGCAAAGCCGTTGAGGAGATTATCGAAATCCTCGGAAAGTTGTGGCCAGACCTGAGAGTTGAGGAAACTGGTGTACACAACTCAGATGATAATTCTCGCATTATTGTATCTGTCCTGAGAGAGTCTATTCCTATTAACATTTACTACACCCTTCTGGGTCAAAGATACTATGTTGAGTTGAAGTCACGATACAATATTGGTGTCACTAGAGAGCAAGCCACAGAAGCTGGTATGGTATTTCGCGGTAGCACTTGTTTCAATGCAGTTAAAGCTTGGATTGATTATAACTTTCATGCTCTTGAAGTAGAAAATCAAAAGTTCATCGACCTGAACACCAATCTTTATCTTAAGTAAAGGAGGTAATATGAACAGAAGGATTACTGAAAGAATTGAATTTGTTCTGGATAAGATATATTCTGGAAATTATAATGTTTCTGACCTCGGAACTATTTTGATTGGCCTGGGCATTATTTTTCTAGCCAACACATTCGCAACTATGCTGGATACCTATATCTCCAACAAGCATGATAAGAGAATTTAAGGAGGCAATATGTTATCAAGAGGTTTGATTGCACTGTGGATTTTGATGTGCATACTCGGTGCTGTATTATTAGCTAAAGGAGGCTAACGATGCGAATTGGAATTCCTGGCTCGGAAACAGATGGTGTGTTTGGTGTTCACACAAACTACCTGTATTGGATTGAACAGGTTGGAACACCCGTAATTGTAACCCCGTCCTTGGAAGAACCCCTCAAGTTCTTGTACGGAATTGTTCTTCCCGGTGGTGCAGATATTTATCCCGGTAAGTATGGTCAATGGCCTGAGTATCGAACATCTAAACCCAACACGTACCTGGAATACTTTGACGACCACGTTTTACCTTTGTTCGTTGAAGCAAAGCTTCCAATCTTTGGGATTTGTCGAGGGTTGCAGGCGTTGAATGTGTTCTTTGGTGGAACTCTGCGTCAAGACCTTGTTGACCATCCCTACTCTCAGCACGAGACTGATTTGGTTCACCGTGTTACTACACGGGATAGGAGCGTGTTTCGTACAAACTCTTTCCACCACCAGGGAATTGCTCGTTTAGGTAACGGTGTTAGGGTTGAGGCTAACTCTGAAGAGTCAGGCCTTGTTGAAGCCATCTCGGTCGATGCAAATATCTTTGCAGTTCAATGGCATCCTGAACGTATGTGGGATGCTTATTCAATCAAGAAGTTCACTACTTTGTTCTCGTAGGAGGTAATATGTTCCGATACCCGGTAGGAAAGCCACCGATTGTCCCTGAGACGGAAGCACTCATTACGTTTATGATGTGTGTTGACCGTGATGTGATTTATTTCAGGGTGTTATCTCAACACGACGCTCTCCGTGTTAATGAACTCACGTTCTCTTGCGAGGACACCGGAGGCACGGTCAAGGTGAATAATACCCCAGCGCTCGGGGATAGAACCGTGGTCTATATTCAAGGACTGGATAGAAACATGGATAACATTATGTGCCACTACTCAGTTCCTAATGCAGAGCAGGTTAAGAATAACCTCATTGAAACCATCTGGCGTCTTTGCCAGAATTTCCGTGAGAATAAAACTCAACTTGGATTTGTATACTCTGTCAATGACGTTTACCAGTTCTAGGAAAAACTATGCAAGGTTTAATTCTTGATACTGTAGCCGCTGAAATAGAAACCACAAATGTTATCCCCACACGCTTCGTTGAGAGAGCAGGAACTCTTGGGATACTTGATTGGTTTAAAAAGGATAGGGATGCATCCTCCGAAACCTTTTTGAAGCGGCTTACAGACAAACTCTATTTCATCGACCCCTTCAATCTGTTGACTAAAAGTGGTCGTAGTTTAACTCAAGTCACCACGGGAGTTGAATTGATTTCAGTACCCATGTACTTTAGGGATGCTGAACGTATCTTTCCGCTCTTGCTTGGTGAACTAGACCGTGAAGGTGAATTGGAGAAAGGTACTCGCAATGCCATTCACTTCCACGTAGGTTTCCCCCATTCACTTGGTAGCCTGCTATCGGCGGTAACATTCTCTGCTAAGTTTGAAAGCCTCATGTATCAGCTCGGGACTATGGGCTATACATTCAGAGGCGATAGCAACAATGCTATTTATTGCAGACCACACACCGCGCCCCCGATTGTTCGTTGTGAAGATGGAAACTATCGCCCGGTACTCTCTTACGAGCAACTGATAACATCCGAAACCGTGGATGAATTCTGGCGTGCTTATGGTGTAAGTCAGCGTGAACCGAAGCGGTATCACCCATCGCGCTATTTTGGGGTGAACCTGCTGAGCATCTTACTACACGGCACATTAGAGTTCAGACATTTCAATTTCACCGTCAACTCTCAGTTGTTCTTGGCTAACATGCGTCTGTGTCAAAGCACAGCCGAAATGCTGACCAAAGTGCCATTGAGACGCTTGGAAGAGCTGCCATTTGCACCTGTGACCAAGAGCAACGATGATTGTCAGTTGCTTGAGGTTCTCTTTGCACTCTTGGATGAGTTCTCTGATACATATCCTATGCAGCCCAAGTACAAGACCCTACTAAGGGAACTCTTATGTACAGCGCCTAAATTTGTCTTACCAGAGGGTGAGATAAAATCCCACCTTTGGGATAAGTATGTCCAAGAAGATTTCTACTATACTGGGGATGATAAACCCCGGCGTAAGGTAAATGCCAGAGATTTGAAAGATTCTGGTTTCTTGGACTCACACCAAGCCTCTGTACACAATATCCAATTCAGTCACGTAATCAATCGTTAGGAGTAATATGTGCCAAATAACACTTATCGCCTCACGGTCTGAGCGGTTTAACAAAGCCGCACTACTTGTAACAGCAACAAAGAATTCACGCTACCTGCACAAGGATGGTTGGGGGTTTTTCTCACCTAAGTCAGGTATCTTCAAAACCAAATTCGCAGCCAGCGAACTATGCGACATTGGTGGTTTAATCAGCGACTATGGCTTTGGGGTAAATCCCATTGTATCGCATGTTCGCAGGGCAAGCAAGAATATTGTGGTAACTGAGGAAAATGTACATCCCTTTCAGACGGATGAACTCGTTCTCGTTCACAATGGTACTCTTTGGTTTGAAGATGAGCTAAAGGATACCAACACCACAACCAGTACAACGGAAGAAAGCCGCCCCTCGGATAGCAAGCGCTTTGCTGAAATGCTCACTGCGGAATTGAAAATCGAGCCGGATTTTGTCCTCGCCTTCAACAATTGTATGGCCGGATGCAAGGGCAAGTATGCAATGGTTATCTATGTTCGCAGAGAGTCCAAGTTCTATGTGTGTCGAGGACGTACTGCCGATTTGCATATTGTTCATCTCTCGAAGGACAAAGTTCCGTATGGGTTTATCGTCAATACAGAAAAGGGCACACTATCCGATGAACAACTGAGCATTTCCAATATTGCCCAGTTACTCGGCAGTCCTCAAATAGACTTTGATAAGGAAGTCAAAGAACTCGAAAAGGAAACCATCTACAGAGTCGATGGGTTAACTCTAACGGAGGTAGGGAAATGCCCCGAAAACCCTTTACCAGCAAAAACGTATCAAACGTCATACAGTCAGGGACAAGTCCACTCCGTGAACTCTCAGACGACGAGGAATACTGGTTACGGCGCGGGGGATACTTCGGGGACTAGTCCACAGGAGGGTCTTTGGCAAAAGATTACTCGGGTGGCTGAATTCCGTGAGAGGGAGAGGTTGAGTGTTGCAGACATGGATGCTATATTCATTGTTCTGTTCAACAAGCCTCTCTTGAGTCTTGAAGAAAAGCAAATCGACTTGTTCTTGAAATACGCTGTCGGTGGACTTGGTAGCAGAAAATCCGTTCGTGATGAGGTAGAACGAAAGAAGTTCGCGGTTATTCCAATTGGTATCTATTCTAAGGAGATTCAATTCCCCTTGGGACTGGGTACTAATTTCAATGAGATTGAACGTGCCATCAAAAAATTTCAGTATCATTAAGGAGGAGCGATGAATTTTGTTATTGTACGAACCGAAACTGGCGGTGATTACAGCCGCGTAATTGCACGGTCTATCATGTGGATTGCCGGGAAGAAGCATAAGACTGACATTCACACACACGTAATCCGTGTATCAGAGTTGTCGGAATTCTTTGAACGCCATACCGAACTCACCCCAGCGAACACTGTGGTACACGCTCGTGCGGCAAACCCGTCTGAAAACGGGTGGATGGGAACACTCTTCGATATGGAGAGGCGTGGATTTAAGATTGTCAACAAGCCTTCAGCTCTACGGCTTACGTCCGACAAGCTTGCTTGCTCTCTCTTATTGCAGGAAACCATTGCACACCCACGCACTTGGAGTGTCCGGGTTGATGATATTCCAGTTGTACCAAATGGGAATTACATTATCAAACCCATCACCAGCATGGAACAGGGCGCTCGTGTCCTTCGGCTTACCAAAGTGGAAAGTGGTTGGAAGAAAACCGGAACAGAAGAAATTGTTCCCATGTCCACCCTGGCCAATGGTTTAGGCAACCGCTTTGTCCTGCAAGAATACATTGAATATGATGCTCTGTACCGCATCGTGGTTATCAATGGGGAGGCCCTTCCATATGGCTTTGTGGACAAACCTGAGTTCCACCCCGATGAGTGGAAAGTGTCTGTGTGTTTATCCGACACCATGCAGTTCATGCCCACACCGCCGGAAATTCTCTTGAACCTGGCGGTTAAAGCTCAGCAACTTGTGGGCGCTAAAATCTCTTTCATCGACATCTTCCAAACTACGCACCGAAAGTTTGTTATGAGTGAGATTAACACTGCTTGTTCTCTACTTCGGCATGAACGCCTTGCCAAAGCCTCATTGGGCGAAGATGGCCCTTGGAACATTCATTACCGTATCGCAAAATATCTGTGGTCGGTAGCTTTTGGAGGATAATTGATACTTTATGTCTGACTTAGTTCTTTCACCTATCTACAGAGATAAAAAAGAGGTGACACTGGCTATCTCTACGAGATTGATTATGCAGCGAGGTGTGGGATTAATTATAGACCTCGTTAAGAAATATCCTGATAACTATACAAGGGAAGCAAATGGCATACTCATTCTTGTATTGAAAAATGTTCCTATCTTGGATGTCTTTGAGATTATCACTGCCTATAGTCTAATTGTAGACAAAGTGCGTATTTCTTCCAAATTTGCTGAGAACAAAAGTTATCAGCATCTTTTTCCAAATGAAGATTTGTTCCTTTATGGAGGTAATTAGAATGTCCTACATTCTTACTAGTGATACCTTGATTGGGTCTGCACGTATCCTTGCTGAAGGACTTGGTATGGGTACTCGCTATACCACTACCAATGAGCCTCCTACAATTCGCTGGGGTTCATCCGCAGGTAGTGAACGCTTTGCGGGTCGTGACACCGTGTTCAATTCCCCTGCGGTGATTAGTCTTTGTGGGAGCAAAACCCGACTGGCTACCAAGCTTGTTGACCGTGACTTTCCTGTAGTTGAATTTCGTCGCGGTACTCCGACTCAATACCCGGTGTGTATTCGTACCGTCCTGAATGGGCATGGCGGGGCGGGAATTATCATTGCCCGTACCCCAGAAGAATTCTCTGCACACCGTGAAAGCTATTGGAGTCCTTGGTATACATTCCGTTATGAATATGGTGTGCATATTCTCGGAGGTGAGGTTGCCAAGATTTTCAAAAAGGTCTGGGACAATGATGCCAATAATGAGCCTGAGTTCCCAATCCGTAATCAGGATATGGGTTATTCCTTCAAAAGAATTTCAAATGAAGGCTTTGGACGCATTGCCGAACTCCGCGATTTTGTTCACAGACTCTATGCCATTGTTCCGGTCAAGATGGCCAGGATTGATGTAGCGTTTGAAGAGGCTATCGGTGGTTTTCGACTGATTGAAATAAACACCGCCCCAGCTTTGACAAACAATGCCGATACCGCCCGGACATATGTAGACTATCTTCGCACCGCCTTGGAGTTGTAATGTATTTTCAGGGACAACCAGCTTTAATGCGTCAATTGGGATTGTTCTTGCCGAACCTGCTTGAACATACCACTGAGGCATTAAACATCCTACTTAATGGCCCTTCTGGATGGGGGAAAACTAGGTTAGCCCTGCTATCTTGCAACTATCTGTGTCCGAATGGTGACTTTGAAATCAGTGTGCCAAGGGATGGTAGAATATCCTTCAATGAAGACTTTAGGGTTCACTTTATAGATGAGGTACATAAGCTACAAGACCCGGAGACGCTTTACCACACTCTAGATAGTAACAGGTTTGTAGTATTTATGGCAACCAATGAACTGGATGGTTTGCTAGAACCACTAATCAACAGGTGTGTGCCATTGACCTTTGAACCATACTCGATGGGAGATTTGATTGAAATAACTAAAAGCTATATGGATGTATCTATAGACCTACCGGAGGAATTCTATCCGGAGATTGTCAATGCAGGTCTAGAAAATCCAAGAGTTATAGCGTCTCTGGCTAAACGATTATCTCTATACATCAAACGAAATGGTGTTCCTGATAGTATTACCAGAGTTCTAAAAGAGTTCTTTGGTATTCAGGATGGCATTGATGCCAACGGCACAAGGTATTTAGATGCACTCTCTGCTCTTGGTGGTAGGGCTTCGTTGGACACACTTGCAGGATATTTACATATGAACAAGGGGTTACTACTCTATCAGGTAGAACCCGTTCTACTTCACAAAAGGCTCATCCAAATTGGGCGAGCGGGAAGGAGTTTGGTATGACAGATTATGTAATTAATCGAAGAGTCATGGATAAACGCAATGACGATAAGTGTCTGGTTAGAATGGTTGGCAAGTTGGAAGATGAAATGGGAACAATTATTTTCCCCGGCAGGTTTTATCCCGAAACCGCTGAATGTGTAATTCAACTTGAAGTCACCAAGCCTAGTACTCTTGACGTTCTCAATATTGGCTCTCTCAGGGCAACCGATGATACTCTCTTGGATGGTTTTCTCAAATATCCAGAGAATATGGATTGGCTCTATACTGTAGCCGACCTCGATGTTCCCTGCCTTGTGGACTTTAGGCTAAAGAAAAAACTTACCGCGAAGGATTTCATGTTCTCTTTCGCCCCTGATACCAAAGGGCCAAGCCTATTCTTATCTGAGCGTAATCAAGTCTACTCTTTTGACTTTGAAGGGTGGATTGCAACGGCTTGCAATGTTGCAGCTAACCAATGCTTTCCAGTCCCTGACTCAAAGAGCATCACCGATACGGGCAAGGCACTGCTTGCTGGATTAACCGTGAACTACCACAACCTCAAGCAATTCACAGGAACCAACGGCATCTCGTTTGTGAAAGTTCCTACTGGAAATCCTCTAAGGACTACGGTGGAGGGTGGGTATGGTAAAGGTTGTATTACTAACCTTGTGGAATATGCTGAACGTAACCGGGATAAATTTCGCCCAGGAGAAAAGCAAATGCCACTCTTGCCTGAACCGACGGATTATGCCATAAGCCTACTGAGTATAACAGCATTAGGCAAAGAGGCTTATGAAGATAAGTTGGAAAGTAGTAAACTTGACCCAAGGAAAACCTACAGGATTAAGCTTGATACTCTGTTAGATACAATCTTTTCAGCTTACATTCAGAATGGCATGGTTCATATAGTTGTCTATGATGCTATAACTGTGGTTCTTAGGGACAGCCTTGAAAATATCTTTGAAACAAATCAACTGTCAATTAGTTTAATTACCGAAGGAAATAGTCCAAAAGGAGGTGCAATATGAGCCAACTCTACCACGAAGGTGAATGTGGTGGTGCAGTAATCTCGGGCTTTCGCTTGGTGATGCGTGTCTTAACCTGGACGTTTCAGGAAAAGACTCTCATTCCCGGCGCGGCAGAGGCACGACCACTCTCAGAGAGTGGCGAATTACATTCCGGTGAAGATTATCCTATCACATTCTTTTGCTCTAAGTGTGGTAAGGAATTTATCACTGAGGATGATTTCAAGCAAATTCGTGCTGGGTGCTTTGTGTGTGGTCATCAACACAAGATTGAAGATATGGTGTCCACCGCCTATACACCCTTGGCTGGAAAGGAATGTCTTGAGGGCTGGCTCAAAATACCCGACCAGACTATTCCACCGTCTTGCCGCAAGAATGCTGTTCTTTCAATTCTACTGAACAAAAAGATTTCAATTTAGAAGGAGGCTCTATATGAATTTCGATGTTAAGTTTTCAGATTTGACCATTGGGTGTGACCCAGAATACGCCGCAGGTGCTATTGATATGCACGGTGATATGGAAGTCATTCCGGCAGCATTCTTCCGCTTGGCTCGTGGCATAAAATTTGTTGACCACCCGCGTCACCCTCTGTTCTTTGAGTCACCGGAACTCAAAATCATTGAAGATGGTGCAGCCTTTGAATTCACCGTGCCACCCGCTCCGAATGGAAATTGGGAACAGTTGCTTGGCCGGGTTTACAATGGTCTTGAGATACTTAAGGAAATGCTCTCCAAGTTCCCGAGCGATACCATTGGGCCAGTCGTTCGCCCAACCTTGAAATACAACTTTGACCGTTGGAACAGTATGGGGCCAGAGATGGAAATGGCTAACATGTTTGGCTGTGACCCGGACGAAAATGCCTTCGACACATCCTATACCAGTCCAGAAATTGATGCCTCCATTCACCCGTATCGCTACTTTGGCGGTCATATCCACTGGTCTGGTCACCCGCTCTTTGAGATTGCACCACGCACAGCAATCCGTGGGTTCGCTATGGGCATTGGTCTTGCAGCTACGGCTTATTCCCCATTCCCCGAACTGGAACGTCTCCGCACCTATCTCTATGGGCGCATTGGTAAATTCCGTCCTCAGAAGTATGGTGAGGTAAACGGAAAGAATCTGGTTGGTGTGGAATATCGTACACCCTCCACGTCTTGGACGAACCCGGACTATCCCGACCTGCCAAAAGAAATTTTCCGCTGGGCCAAGTTCTCGGTTGAAAACCTGCTCAATTTCCCTGAAAAAATTGAAAAGTTCAGCAAAGAACTTGAGGTTGAAATGACGGATGCCATCGCTCAGTGCAATCAAACCAAGGCGCTTGAACTCCTGTCCTACATTGAAAGCAAGGTATAAATGGACGAACTAAAAGTAGGGATTGCCACAGTCCCATTCTTTGCTCACTTTAAGTCTTACTTTCCTAATCTGGTTGTAATTGGAAAGAACTTGGCTATCCTGCCAAGATTGGATTTGGTCATCTTTCCGGGCGGGGCAGACATTTCACCTCGCTTATACAACCAGGATTTTCATGGTGCAAGAGGAATTGAAGTGGAAAGGGATGCTGTAGAACTTGAAGTATTCCGTCATGCTCAAAGGCTGAAACTCAAGATGCTGGGTGTATGTCGTGGTCACCAGCTTATCAATGCACTCTTGGGTGGTGGTCTTGTTCAAGACATTCGTCCAGGCCATGCAAGCCACCATGAGGTTGTGTGGCTAAAGAAAACTCCAGTGCAACAAATTTATACTGATAATGTGAATAGTATGCACCATCAAGGTTACACTGCGGACGAAATTTCTAAGCATCTTGAACCATTTGCTATTGAGCCAGAGAGCCGTATTGTTGAGCTAGCCTATAGTCGGGATAACAGGATTTTGACCACGCAATTCCATCCTGAATTCTCTACTATGACCGCTGGACAAAAGTTCTTTGACTACGTTTGTGATTGGGTAAAGGAGGAATAATGTTACTGATAAAGTCTAGTGTAAAGTCAGGTTCTGAAACGCCCACGGTGATTTGTGCTAAGTGCAAAACCCAGATGTATATCATCAACCAGAGCAACTATGATGGTAAAACCACATGTCCATTCTGTGGCTATACCTTTAACCTGAAAGTCACGGTCACCGTTGAAATCAGCGAATACGTTCCAAAGCCCAAGAAAGTCGCTGAAAAAGAGGTCAAGGTCTCTGGTGGATATGGCTCAACTTACACCACAGTTGGAACTACCATAAATCCCACTTGGACTGAAGTGGCTCATGACTTCAATATTGATGAGGCTGATAGAGCTAATGCTCGTATTAACATCCCACAACCGAATAGATTTGTTGAAGATACTCGCCCAGGTTGGATGGCAATGGCACACGAGATGCTGGGTATAGATTTTCAAGTGCTTGAGAATTTGGATGATGAGCCAAGAGCAGAAGTTATTAATGAACTGAATAGACTTATAGCACAGCGTGGTACTGAGGCGGCTACTCTGCGTGTGCCTAGAGTTAATCCCGTCAATGCCCCAATAGAACAGGCCGCTACCCCGATAGATATGCCAGCAACCCCACAAGTTGGTGAGGCTAGACCTCGCCGCAGACGCGCTACGAATGGAGGTACTAATGGAAACACCAACGGTTAGTTTAGTTCCAACCACGACCTATGCAGAGCAGGTGTGTCGTATCATCGATGGGTCGGGAAAATTCCTTCCAAAAACAGTTCTTACGTTCTATCTCTTACCAGAAGACAAAGAGAACCAACTCAAGGAAGCACCAACCTTGCTTGACAAAATCAAGTTATGTCTGGACTTTGCAATGCAGTATCCAAGTGTTGACCCAACAGGATGGATTGAAACCACCGCAGGGCGAAAGCGTTCCTCTCTAGACTTGTACCGTCACATCTACAAATATTGTCCAGAGTTCACCCTATGGGATGTGATGCACACTCTGTATGAACATGCCGACGAGTTCTACTCGGCGTACTGCTTTGGTGTTTGCAAGCGTGTTTGTCAGACTTTGCCAAACATGAAAAAGTTATACGACTACACAGGCGGCTCGGCCATCTACAATCCTGAGCGTGATGAATATGGCCTCGACTTTGATAAATGGAAGGAGATTTAAGATGCTGAATAAGGGTAAGCGTGTTGCATTGTTCTTGGACATCTGTGAAGAGAACCACGATGTAGAGCCGTTGTACTTCACACCCAGCGTGGATACCAAGTTACGTTCAAAACTCGAAGGAAATTCTCTTGAGGATATTCTGTACGAGATTCTGTGTTTAACTCGTACCTATAACACCTTCACCAAGAAAAGTGGGGATGAACTCGGGGCATCAGCTCAAACAGAATCCAACCGTCGCCGCTCAGCTTTAGATATGTGGCGCATTGCCCAGGGTGTGGGATTGAACGTGTCTCTTAGTGAAGTCATGGAGTCCCTCTATAAGTTGTGCATGAAAGAGAATAGAATGTATGTATCTCTCTGCTCAACGGTGGGTCGCCGTGTGTTCCGTGTGCGAGAAGATGTTGGACAAGGTGGTGGTACTAGCACCAATGCCTGGGACGAATTTGGCATAGTGTTTGACGACTGGGCTACCATCACCAAGCCGGAAACATCTGAACAAGAAGCTGTGTACAAAATGTATGACCCAAACGGGCGTAATTACCGCGAACGGTTTCATTCTGAGTTCCGTAATGGAACACCACAAGGAGGTAACTAATGTCTGAAGAAAGTGATAAGAAAGAAAAGTATCTGTTCGAGTATGTAAATGTAGGCTTTAATTTCCAGTACACCAATGATGAAGGTAAGCGCACTACTACCCTTGTCACCACCAATACTGTGAACGGCGAGGTCGCCAAGTATTCCGTGACCTGTCATTTCAAAGACCGCTTTGAAAAAGCAGTTGGTCGTCACAAGGCGTTTGAGAAACTGCTTGCCACAATTCCCTCCAAAAGGGCGCGGAAAGAGTTGTGGGAACTGTACTATAGCAAGTGTAAAAAGTAATACGTGGGTTGTAATACAAGGGGCGGAGATTTCTGCCCCTTTTTGCTATCATAAATTTTGTTCTTGGAGGTAACCCATGTATGACTATAAGATTGAAGTATTGATGTCCGGTCTGTGTAACTTGAGTAGTCATAACGGAATTCTAGTGCTAAACCGTAGCTTTAAAGACTGCTCAACGGCTTTGTGGAGAGAGTTAGCAACACAAGGATTTCCAAGAATTAACTCCACGATTGTAAGTTCATCCATTCTGTACTATATTCAAAAAGGAGCATAACTATGGGAAAATTCTATCTGTCTAGTCTTGTACGGGGATTTGGTTTGGAACAGGCCAAGTATATTGACCTTGTTAAGAACATGCTGGATAAATATGACTTTACGTTTATTGATGCAGTTAGGCCGTTTGATACGATTACAACGTCCATCAAATTTGCATCTTCGGGTGGTTCTAACTTTCACATTTCAGAATTCCCCGGCAATTGCTCTGTGGTTGTTGTGCATGGCGGAGAAACACCAATTCAAATCTCTCTAGATAGAGATGAGTCAGATATGCGGTATAAACTACGGGAAAATCTTATAGGTTTTGCGGAAGAAATTGCTAAAGAAGCTGGATATGGTGGTCTTATGTTCACGGGAACTGTGAAACCAGTTGAGGAATTCTTTGTATCTCGTGGATATACTATAATCCAGCATTTGTACAATCCCCACTCCACAAATATGAACTACTTTGCTCTCAAGACTTTTAACCAGGAGGATTAAATGGCAGGATTGTGGAATATATCAGCACTCATAGCTATTGCAGTGCTGTTTATTATCATGGTTCTTCAGTCAAATGAAATAAATGACTTGAAGAAGGAGTTGAACAAAAAGAATAAGGTTATTGAAGCCATTCAAAAAGAACTTAAGAAATTGGAGAATTAATGAACGCTCTGGTGATTTTCGAGTGGACTATAAATATTATTGCCATGATTGGATGGACAGTAAATATTAAATATAGATTGTATTCCATGTATATATTTACTGTAGCGTCTATTTTGTCAATAATTTATTTTTCCTACACTGGACAACTTGCGTTTTTGTTTAGAAGTATTTTCTACGTAATTGTAGATATACTTGCTATTCGTAAGATTCTGAAAGGAGGGTCTAAATGAAATCTTATGATAAGCTTGCTGAAGTCCTTAAGAAACTTCGTGAGGTTAGACTTTTACTTATCTCAATAAGAAATGATAATCTCAGAAGCGATAAGCAATTAGCATATAGACTTAATGATTTAGTCTGTGGTGTTAATGTATTTATTCAGGCTGTTAGTAATATCATTGATAAATACTGTAATCACTATTAGAAGGGAAGTTAATATGCCACCATTTGGAAAATTCATAGTAAAGTATGAACCCAAGAACAAAAATGCTGCAAATATCGCAGATGGATTAGCTGAGGAATTCGCCCTATCCAAAGTAAAAGCTTGGAACAGAGAAACCATGCAATACACCTTGACTGTATCACAAGAACTATTAGTCAATTGCTTTAGAGTTCTTGTGGCCAGAGGTTTATTGCCTTACTCACAGGTTGAGTTTCATTTTGAGGATAAGGTGATATTTCCTGATAAGCGTGGTTACTTAGATTACTGGCCCCGAGGCTTTTGTGACTACACTGATAGACAACTTGCAGAACTTCTGACTTGGTCTGACAAATGATTAAAGTTATCTACTCACCTGAAGGCGAACCTGTAAATGATTTCAACCTTGAAGGAACTTTTAATCGTATACTTGAATTTGGGTTCTCTGAATATAATTTCTCTACTGAGAATATCTTTGCTTATATCAAACTTCAAGTAGCACTGGATGTAATTCCTCTAGATAAATTTGTATTTGTTTACAAAGGTCAAGAGCTTCATATGAACACCTATGGAAAACTTGATGTATGGCCGACTGGATTCTGCAGTATTGTCATTGAAATTTCTGAAAAACTTGTAAGAACTGCTATGACTAAGTACAAGAAAACAAAGGAGACAACAAATGGGTTACATATGTGATACCAAAGAAGTAGCTGATGCGATTGCTCATGGTGTTAAAGAACTGTTTCACTCGGTTGGTTCAGTTAATTTCAAGGTTAAGATTAATCAGGGGCCATTTAGAATTGAGTTCTGGTTGCTTGATAACAACGACAATGAAATAGCACATTTTAAACTTCAAGAACAAACTGGTTGTTGTGGAATTCTTGTTTCCACAAAGACCTCGGTATCAGAAAAGTATCGTGGGCGGGGTATCGCACAAGAACTTATGCTATTGAAGAAGTCCCTTGCAAAAGAGTTTGGATATGGTTTACTTTTGGCTACGGTAAACCTATCTGGAAATCCTGCCGAGGCTCATATCCTTGAGAAAACAGGATGGACTAAACTTAATGAGTTTATTAATCCGCATACCAGCCACCTTGTTGGTGTATTCAGTTTTAAACTAGAGGACTATAAGTAATGTGCAACTATGTATGCCATAACTGTGGTGATGAGAGTTCTGACGAACCTGAGGTAACACTTATATTTACAAAAAAGGTTCTTACAGAACATCCTACTAAGGATTATCCTGCATATCTACATGGTTGGTACTACAAACCAACAGATGTAGCCGATGAGGAATGGGGCAATCGTTTTGCACAGGAGAGAAAAGAGTATTTTGCAGAAAGATATGAAATTCTAATGACTAAAAGTTATGATTTCTGTAGTAAATCCTGTGCCTCAAACTATTTATTAAGTGAGGAGCTTAAAAGAGATGACACACCCTTCATTCGTTCTTGAAATTCGTAGATTTATTGAAGACCCAAATGGCATAGAAGAAACCCCACCACTAAATACTCATTGGGAATTGGTAGGTATATACGACAAGAAATCTCTGATAAATCATCTAAACACTGGCCTTCCAATTCCAGAAAATCCGACCGGAAAGTATTGGCCAGCATCTAGTTATGAAAAGGGCGTTCCCGGAGAAATCTTTGTATCTACTGGACAAACTTACTATCGTATTCGGGAACTATTCTACTGGAAAAATTTATGAACTTCATAAACAAAAAACTTGAGATACCCTTTGGAGATAAGAGAAAGCTTTTCATCTATATTCAAATGTATAATGGTAAACAATGCCAGATTAATATTTACTATTATACTGATGAACCGTATGACTCAAGTCCTTTAGGTGCTGATACCATGAGTTTCGGCATTGGTTTAACATTCAAGATTTAGAGAGGAGATATAAATGCCAGAAGTAGAGCCGGAATTTGCCGAGTCCGTATTCTCAGCCAATCGGTCTGTGGCTAGTATCATGCCGAGTGACTATAGACCTGATGATATAGTCTTAGGTATCTTTCCAAGCAGTGCCTATGAGTTTGGTGATGAAGGGCCTGTAGACCGAGAAAATTATGATGCTTTTAAGAAGTGCTTAGACTCGCAGAAAAACGTTAAGTGGTTTTATGCGGGTGTAGCATGGAAAGGTATTGAAACTCATAACTGTTTTATCATTGTAGTAAGACGAAAGGAAAACTAAATGCCAGCACAATTAGTAATATTTGATGATAACTACGCTGATGAATTTGACGTAGAAGGTTTCCGTGTGTTCCCTTCCAAGGAGGATTTGGATAGGTTTCTTTCAAAGACTGAGGATTTGTGTAACAAAATTGTAGCTGAACATAAGGCAAAGCTTGATAAAAAGACCAGGGAACACTATCGACAGATGATTGGTTCTATCACCGAGGATTGGAAGAATCTTTTCCATCAGGATAAGGAAACAGCCAGAAAGAAATCCTATTATTGGTATGAAGTTTTTACCAAGACGGAGAATGAATACGTTGAAGAAAAGACACGTTATTCCAGTGTAGATATTGAGGTAGGCTTTGGCACTAATGAGGGTTTTACCTATAGTGGTTATGAGGATTACAGACGCTCTCTAAAAATAAAAGAACTCACTGATGAACAATATCAGGTTCTTAAAGAACTCTTTGGCAGAGGTCACGATGATTTTACTTTTAATGAGTTCGCTGACATTCTTGAGTCCTATGAAGTTTATGATGATAGTGATGATGGTCTAGACGATTCTGAATAAATAATTTAGAAGTATTTCAGTAATATAAAACCCCACT